TCATGGGTTGACTACCTTTTGACTACTTTTTGAAAAATCACCCCCGGTCTGACTACCGCCGGAAAGATACCGCTCCAGCTGGAAAAGGGAGGCAGAGGCGTCCTCTTTCTCCATGTGGGTGTATATGTTGGCGGTCATCTGGATGGTGGCGTGGCCCATAAGGTACTGTGCGGTCTTTAGGTCGATGCCTGCTCGGTAGAGGTTACTGCAATAGCTGTGCCGGAGCTGATGGGGCCTCACCTCACAGGGAGAAACCCGTTTGACTTTGTCCCACATCCGGCGGAACCCGATACGGGTCATGATTTCCCCATCGGCGCAGGTGATGATGTAAAGGCTCGTCCGGGGCACAGCGGCCAGTAAGTCCAGCAGGCGCTGGGGAACCGGGAGAGTGCGGTGGGCAGATTTGCTTTTCAGTTCCTGAATGGGATCCGGCTGGTTGTTCAGGAACGTAACCGCCCGATTCACCGTCAGCTTGTCCCCCTGAATATCCCCCCACTGGAGTCCCAGGGCCTCCTCCCGGCGCAGGCCGCAGTAAAGGCACAGCCCCACAAAGCACCGGGCGCGGGGATCGGCGCTTTCCAGAGCGGCAATAAGAGCGTCCTGTTCTTCCAGGGTGAGGTATTCCTTTTTCTTTGGCCGGGCGTGAGGCGTAATCTTGATACCTTCGGTTGGGTCCCCCTGCATCAGGCCGTTTTGCCTGGCGGTGGTGAACAACTGCCGCATGGTGACAAGCACTTTCCCCTGGAGGGACTCTGATTTGTCAGCCACAGACTGCATCACCTGCCGGACGTGAACCGGGCGGATGTCCTGCAGCCTGAGCGTAGCCAAAAGCGGCAGGATATGGTTGTTATAGGCGTTGCGGTAGACGTTCTGGGTGTTGTTTCGCAGGCCGCTCTTGTAGGTGGCAAACCAAGTCTTTGCCCACTCATCCACCGTGGTGGTATCCCCCACTACCAGTCCCTGCCGGTCCTGGTCGCGGAGAGCGTCGGCGGCCTGATTCACCTCGGCAATGGTGCGGCCATAGACCAGCTTCTGCCGGCCATCTGACAGGGTGACTTTTTTCTGATAGCGTCCGTCCTTTCTTTTTTTCATGAAAATAAAACCGTCCTTTCTGCAAAGAGAAAATACGTTCCCTCTTGCTTTTAAGGGCGGGATGGGGTACAATATCATTGTCTAGGTGATGATGTGCCCTATCCGGCCTCATTACTTGCCGCTTTTGGTGTTCCAGCACCGAAAGCGGCTTTTTTTATTGTAGAAAAGGTCTTGACAGAATAGAACAAGTGTTCTATCATATAAATATAGAGGCATCACAAATTGCTAAGGAGGGATCAATCTTGAAAAGAGATATCATAAAACAAGAACCGTTCCTGAAAGTGCTCCGATTCGGCGTGTGTCCTAAGTGCTTACAAAGTGGGGTATCTGATTTATGCACAAATCAGGGCAGAACAATTCATTATCATTGCACCAATCCAGAATGCACCGAGTATGGTAAAGATGTTTCCATGTCGGCGGAGGTATTTGACCTACTGTGCTATCTTGAAGATCACCAGCCTCTCGCATCAGAAATTGAGGAACTTGTATAAATCATCGGGTAGGGAAATATCACGATTTATATAATCTAAAACAGCCATATATAATATTTCCAATTCATCCTGGAACAAACCCTCGCATAGACTTTGGGGAGGATAGTTTTTCCGTATTTGCAAAATAATGGAGTAGGAGGCATAGTGAGAGGAATCTCTTCCGCTATAATTCTCGATGCGCATAAGTGAAATAATGCCTTGATTGTGGAAGAAGAAAAAGGAGTTTTCCCTTTGGACCATCTTGAATTCGTTACAATTCAGCATTTCCCAGGATTGATTTAAAAAATCGGGGAAACCACTGGTGTCTGAGTATAGTTCGCACAAAGGTTTCCATTCTATTTCAGACTTTGTTGTTTTTGCAGTGAGTTCCTTAATGAAGTGATTTGCTACGTCAGTAATCATGCCAAATATTCTCCTTTAGATAGAATTTCAATTATACTCTGTATCATATCAGGTGTGATATTACATCGTAAAGTACTGTTCATTTGCATATCCCGAGTAAGCTCAAGTAAATCGGTAATTTCTTTTTTATCGGTCGTAGAGAACCCGAGGCGTTCTGCATACGATTGAACTGTGGCAAGGGTACGGCTTAGATTTGCTACCGTGCTTTTCCCTTTTACATCGGATTCTAATGCTTTTATAAATTTTTCAAGATTACTTATAATCCCTATACGTTGCTCAACAAATTTCACTTTATCGATAGCCTGTTTCTTTGCGTTCTGTAAGGCTTCGACATCTTTTCGCAAATGGCGTGTCGAAAAAAAGTTAAAAATGCTTGGCAAAACGGCTGCTAAAAGAGTAATACCCCAGCCAATAATCGTTACCCAAAGAGGGGTCGAGTCTGCAAGATTTTGTGAAGCAGTTGTAGAATCCAAGAGCACATTCTCATCTCCATTTCCTCACATATAATATTCCACATCTAAGTTCCCAAATTTGTACCAGCAGACCGCCTTCTTCATGAAAGCCTCGCTGACGTTAAAATACTCGGCGAGCTGCCACACTTCGGTGTTTCCCTCAGACACCGCCTCATTCAAAGCCTCCTCCCCTATCAGTTCTTCAATAGCCCATTTGTCTGCTCGGTTCTCATGTTTCTGGCGGACATCCAGGCCAGAATGGCGGTTATAAAAGCTCCCGGTCACGCAATGCCCCAATTCGTGGGCAAGGTGCGTCCGCTCCTTGGCTCCAGCAGAGATAAGGCCGTAGTCGAGCAAGACAAAATCTCCGGCAGCGTCCTCCACAGAGATAGATTCATTCAGAGGGATATGGCAGTATTCAACAGTCACACCCGAACGCTGGGCAATTTGAAATAGTTTATTCATCTTGCGCCTTCTTTCGCTTATAACGTGCTTTAATCATTTCCGCAGCAAACAGAGCCTCCTCCCACATTTCATCCGTAACCTCGCCGTCACCGCCGAATAAAGCCAGCTTTAGCTCCTCGATATCAGGTTTGCGCTCGCCCTCTTGGGCGGGCGCTTTTTTGCTTTCGGAGATTTCTGCTTTGAGGCGCTCCTGCTCCTTTGTTAATTGTTTGATTTCTTTTTCAGCTTCAGCACGTTGCTCCTCATTCTCAGCAAAGTCCAGTTTGGCGCCCCAAAGGCGTAGGCTATCTTGTACCTTAAACAGAGCCACATCTAACTGCGCTGCCGAGTCGGTGCCAATAAGATAGTCTGTAGACACGGAAAAATGTGCAGCTAATTTCTGGATGGTTGCCATCTCTGGAGTCGAGCCCTTTTTCCATTTTACAACAGCAGACCGATTTAGTTGTACATCGTTCCCTTCTACCGCTTTTGACTCACTCTCCCCTTTCTTTTTACACAGCATTGAAAACACATCATAAAAGACAAAAGCCATAGAAAACAACGCTCCCTTTTTGTGCAAAGTAACAATGTTTCCCAAAGTCAACAAAAAGGACTTGACTGTTTACCAAAGACAACGTATAATAAGCCCATAAGTTGACCACAGACAACAAAAGCGAATGCACTTGTGATATTGACTTTAGACAACGTAATGATATCACAAACGCTTACCAAGGTCAACACCATAATTATAAGGAGGTGAAAATTTGTATGCCTGCACAATGGACAGCAGATATTATTGGGCAAATGCATTTGAATTGCATAACCTTCAAAGAGCTGGCCAAAGAGGTTGGCTGGCATGAAAAGTACCTAAGCGCCGTGATGAATGGTCACAGAAATCCAAAGGACGCAAAGAACAAGTTGACTGCAGCTCTCGACCAGCTGATTGCAAAGAGAAAGGAGTAGCTACAGTGGCCAACAGCAGAAGATCAGAAGTTGAACATGAACAGCACGTAGTAGGCGTGGCCAAGCTGATAGACACAGTAGGAAAGACCATGCAAGATGCAGGATTGCCACCGAGGGTGATAGCCTTGCAAGCACAGATGACCTGCTCCCATTTCGGTGTAACGCTGGAAGAAGCGGCAGAGGCCCACATCATCCCCTGGACAACGCACTACCCCTCGGCTATGGATGACCTGCAGAAACAGGACCCGCGCCTTTACGCCTACTGCGTCCAGAACAGCTACAAGGTGCAGAAAAGCGACCACGGCCTGATCGTAACCGGGGGCCCAGATAAAGACGACCCGCTGAATTGCATGGGTTTTGAACTGTTTCGGGCCATCACCTATGCAATTTGGGAGGACCGTATAGGGGATCTTAACCTTCCAACGCTGCTTAGGGATTTTGGAGAGGAGGATGAAGCACTGTGAAATCACAAGAAACCATCTGCGCCAACCTAGCTCAAGCGCTTATGGATTGTCTGGAACTGTTAGGCAACGGCAGGGACGAGCCCCCGCCCCCCACCCGCCTGTACACCTATGACGACCTGGCGCAGATGCTGGGCAAGTCCAAGAGCACGGTGCGGGAGTGGGTACGCGCAGGGAAGTTCGGGGAGCCGGTGACGGTGGGCAGCTCCACCAGGGTGACCCAGGCCGGAGTGGACAAGTTCATCGCCGACCACAGCGGCCCCATGAAAAAGCAGCCCAGCAAAGCCCGGACACGCACAAGCCGAACGGCGGCCGCCCGTCAGGGTCAGCCGCTGGGAATTTGAAAGGAGTAAAGTTATGCCAAAGTTTTACTTTTCCTACGGTACCGACCCGGCCTATCCTTTCCTGGGCGGCTGGACGGAGATCGAGGCCCCGGACAGGCCCTCGGCCTGCAAACTGTTTCAGATCTACCACCCCAACCGCCCTGGCAGTGCCGGAAGGCTCAACTGCGCTGACATCTACAGCGAGGATGAGTTTATGGACTCTGAGCTGATAGATGGCAACTTCGGCGCCTACTGTCATGAGCGCATCACCCTCACCAGGGAGATCCTCACCCCGAAAGACGGGAGATGGTAAAATGTATGGCCCGCAAGACTACATACTGTTCTTCTTAGCCCTTGCCCTTTTTCTGGGCGGTCTTGCCCTGCTGGGCACTATCATCGAATGGCAGGAGAACAGGAAAGCAAAGCGGCAGGAGCGCCAGCTGCATCGGCTCAACCGTCGGGAGGACTCTCATCGCCGGCATGCCAACTACCTAGCCCAGATGCAGGAGGTGCTGGAGAGCGTGGAAGGGAGGAAAGGCGCTTGATGCTGACCATATGCGGAAATGCGCTTTTATATGCGGCCCTGTTCAGCTACATCATCCGCCTTTCAAAGTTCGCGTGCATCCAAGCCCGGCAGATTCAAAAATACAGAGAAATCGTGGCGTTATATGAAACACGCCGCAAGGAGGAAAACCATGAAAGACTGTAAGTATTGTCAATACGCCCGCAAAAAATTTGACCCACACGGATGCGAATATGAGGAATGCGGCCGGCCCGGCGGTTGTTACGACCGTAAAACATACAAGGTCAAGACCCCTCCCCACGACCCACGCATGGGCATTTACAGGTGGGATGAATCCACCTGGCCGGAAAATTGGTAAAGTAAAAGCCCTTATTCGCAACCGCCACCAAGCAACGCGAATAAAGGCACAATCAAACCCGAAGGTTCTGTATTTATTATAGCACAGCCCCTCCGGGAACGCAAGGAGGATTTTAAGTGAACCCTATGAAAGACAGCGTAGCCATTATGGATGACATCATGGACCATGTGACTCAAACTGAGATGTGGAATAACATCCTGATGACCGACCCGCTGATTCAAGACGCTGAAAAAGAGTTGGACAGCAATCTGGAAGCTCTGGAGGGTATTGTATCTGACGAACAGATAGAAAGTCTCCGGGCCGCAGCCTGGGGCCTGGCTAGCGCAACCGACTACCCTGCCATCCTTTACGGTATGCGGGTAGCCCAGGCCATCCAGGAGGTGTCTGCCAGCCCAGCCTCCCTCTCCCAGTGCATTCTGGACCGGGTGGTAAAGTGCAGGGAGGGCAGGACATGAACGCTGAACCGGCCAAAATTATCCCCATCTCTCAGGTTGCCCCCGAACGCGACCATTGGCTCGTGGACGTCTACCCCAAAAATGACGACAACGTAGAGATTCACTGGATAGAGACAGATGAAAAGCATAAAGCTAGGCCACATTGGCTGGTTATGGTGTCAGTCGCCAATCCTTACAACCTTCCCAAACTAATCACGCAGGCGTTAAACCTGCTGGAGCACGAAAAGGGAAGCAAATACTAAAGGAAAGAATAGAGAAACCAGGGGCCCTTATGCGCCCCATAGAAAGGAATGGTAACATAATGATCAAAGTTGAAATCTCAGGCGAGAACCCGTTGGAGGTTTTCGCTCAGGCAGCTGTCTATGGAGTGAAGCTCCTGCAGATCCCGGAGGTGTCCGAGGCTTCCGACCTAGTCCTGAACATGGAGAAGCACTGGAAAGCTACCAAGCAAGCAGCTGGCCAGCCCGATACGGGAAATTCCGTATCGAAACCTACCGCCCCTACGGTGCCGCCCGAGTGCGATACCCTGATCCCTGAGCCCGAGGCCCCTGCCGCCGATCCGGCGCCGGAGAAAGCGCCCTCGGCTGAGAAGATCCCTACAATGGAGGAAGTCAGGGCCGCGGGGGTTGCCGCCGGACAAAAATACGGCAACCCGAAAGTGAAAGCCATCCTGAAGGAGATGGGTGTCGCAAAGATGTCCGAGCTGGCCGAGGGCGACCGGGCCGTATTCCTCCAGAATCTGGAAAGCCTGGGTGATGGCGATGCCTGACGTCCACGCCCTGCTGGGGCCCTCCAGCGCAGCCATGTGGATGGCCTGTCCGCCCAGCGCCCGGCTTGGGGAGAAGATAGAGGACACTGGCAGCGAGTACGCTGCAGAGGGCACACTGGCCCACCATGTCGGTGAACTGCTCCTCCGGGAGAAATGGGAAGATATGGATATCAGCGAGGACATGGCCTCAGCGCAAACAGACCCTCTGTATTCTGCCTCCATGCTTGAGTACATGAAAGCCTACGCCGATTTTGTGGAGGAACGCATGGCAGAGGCAAAGGCCCAGTGTTCAGACCCACACATCTTTATAGAGCAGCAGGTAGCCTTTGCAGAGTATGCTCCTGAAGGCTTCGGCACCTCGGACGTGGTGATCATCACCGATGGGCAGATGGAGGTGGTGGATTTGAAATACGGCTCTGGCATCCCGGTCAGCGCGGAGGGGAACCCGCAAATGCGTATTTACGGCCTGGGGGCTTACTTGGCATGGTGCTGGGCTTATGATATCCAAAGAGTACGCATGACCATCTACCAGCCCCGACTGGACAGCATCTCCAGCGACACCATGACCGTCACTGACCTGTTGGAATGGGCGGAGAAAGAGCTGAAGCCCAAAGCTAAGCTGGCCTGGGAGGGCAAGGGCGAATTCAATCCCGGCGAAAAGCAATGTAAGTGGTGCAAGGCCGCGGCTACCTGCCGGGCTAGGGCGGAATACCAGATGGAGCTGGCCAAACACGATTTTGCACCGCCTCCCACTCTGGACGAAAGCGAAATTGCCGATATTCTGACAAGGCTGCCCGAGTTTAAGGCCTGGGTAAAACAGCTCGAAGAATACGCCCAGGACGCCGCCGTGAACCACGGTGTCCACTTCCCCGGCTACAAGGTAGTCGAGGGCCGGAGCAACCGCAAGTACACAAATGAAGATGCCATCGCAGATCAGCTGATCAGGGCAGGTTTTTCTTCAGCAGCCATCTACAAGCCCAAAGAACTGCTAGGCATCACCGCAATGGAAAAGCTGGTGGGCAAGAAAAAGTTCGGAGAGTTGGCTGGGAAGTACATCATCAAACCCGAGGGTGCGCCCACGCTGGTGCCGTTGAGCGACAAGCGCCCTGAACTGAACACTGCCGCCAAAGCGGCTGAAGATTTTGCAACCTAAAATTTCTATAACATAAAGGAGATATTCAAAATGGCTGACAAAGCAAACAACCCCACGAAAGTTATCACTGGCAAGTGCCGCCTGTCCTTTGAGCACATCTGGAAGCCCAGCAAGATGGATGAGGACTCCCAGGCTAAGTACAGTGCAAGCATTATCATCCCCAAGACGGATGCCGCCACACTGGCAAAGATTAAAGCCGCCCAAGAGGCCGCCGTTAAGGACGGCGTTCAGAGTAAGTGGGAGGGCAAGAAGCCCGCCAAGCTGAAGCTCCCCCTGCGTGATGGTGACGAGGACCGGCCCGATGATCCCAACTATGTGGGGTGCTACTTCCTCAACGCCACCTCCAATAACAAACCCGGCATCGTGGATCTGTCCAGACAGGAAATCACCGATGAGGAACTGGTGTACAGCGGGTGCTACTGCCGGTTCTCCCTGAACTTCTACCCCTTTTCCGTCAGGGGTAACAAAGGTGTCGCAGCTGGCCTGAACAACATCCAAAAGGTGTGCGATGGTGAGCGCCTGGGCGGTGGCAGCCGGGCGGAGGATGACTTTGATGATGACTTCATCGACGAACTGCTGGAGGATGATGATGACCTCTTGTAATGAATCCAAGCAGAGCATGGCTTCCCTCTTTGGAGCTTTGGAGGACCTGCAGTTTCAAATGGCCTGCGCTCTCAACGCCCTGGACGCTATTCAAGTCGCCATGTCCTGCGGCGAATACAAAGCAGAGGGATACCTGGATGGTCTGTTCGAGATACATAGGCATTTGAACACGCTCAATCAGGAAGTCAAAACGAAGCTGGCAGAGGCCCGTGTGATTCGGAAAACGGAAATGGTAACTTAAGATGGAAACCCCGTCAGCCAGCGGTGGCTGGCGGAGATTTTCCAAAAATAGAGGTATACAACATATGGAACATTTAGGAGATATAACCGCCATAGACGGCCATACCGCGCCCACGGTGGACGTAGTAATCGGCGGCTCACCTTGTCAGGGGCTTAGCATAGCCGGAAAGCGGCAGGGGCTCACTGACGAGCGCAGCGGGCTGTTTATGGAGCAGATCAGAATCATAAAGGAGATGAGGCAGGCAGATGCAGAGCGAGGAAACGAGGGCCGGTTCATCCGACCCCGGTACATGGTATGGGAGAACGTGGTCGGGGCACTTAGCAGCAACAAGGGGGCCGATTTCAGAGCCGTCCTTGAGGAAACGGCGAAAATTGCGGACCCGTCCGCCGTTATACCTGGACCTCCAAAGGGGAAGTGGACTACCAGCGGATGCGTCATGGGAGACGGATGGTCAATCGCTTACAGAGTTCTCGACGCTCAGTTTTGGGGAGTCCCCCAGCGTAGACGTAGGATCGCGCTTGTCGCAGATTTTGGAGGACAATCCGCACCAGAAATACTCTTTGTCCGCAAAAGCGTGTGCGGGGATATTGAACCGGGCCAGCCGGAGGGGGAAACCCCTGCCCCCGGAGCTGGAGGCGGCGCTAATACTGCAGTCACGCTCAGCATGAGGACCGGGTGTGAGGGCGGCGGCAAAGGGGCACTCCTTCAGACAGAGAAGTCCGGGACGCTGGCCTGCCATAATGACCAGGCTCTTTTTACCGCCGCGCCCTCAGAGGGTGAAAGCTACCCCTGTGTTTTGACAGACCACCTACCCCCAGCCATGAGGGAAAAAGTATGGAGCCTCCAGGGCAACGCCGTGGATCGGGACGTAGGCATGAACGGCTCCGGCATTTCAGACGGCCCTATGTACACCCTGAACACGGTAGACCGCCATGCGGTGCTGTGCTTGAACGACCAGGGCGGCAGCTTGATGGACGTCAGCGCCGACAAGGCTGGGACCCTCCGGGCAGAGGCACACGGCCACCAGCCGGTGGTGTGCGCTGGATTCAAGCCTTTCGCTGGGGCAAAGGCCGGGAGTATCGGCTACCAGCCGGAGCAGGCCCCCACCCTTACGGCAGAGCAGGAATGCGCTGTGTACGAAAACCACGGCCAAGACAGCCGCCTGACAGGGCCTCTGGATGTGGCTCCCACAGTAGCCCGGCAATTTGGGACAGGCGGGAACAACACTCCGCTGGTCATGGCTACCGGGCAATCCAACGCGGAAATTACCGTAGACGCCAGCCCCACCCTGAACTGCAACCATGAACAGCCTATCGTGGCCGCCGTGGACTGCCGCAACGGCAGGGAGTGTGCAGAGGTAAACGGCACCCTGCAGGCCAAAAGCACCGGGGGCCAGAGCCTTAATCTGAACAACGTGGTAAGGCGCGCCCGTATTGTGCGCCGCCTGACGGAACTGGAGTGCGAAAGGCTCCAGGGTTTCCCGGACGGGTGGACGGACATCGGCCCCTGGGTGGACAGCAAAGGCAAGCGGCACAAGGAATGCACTGCCAGCGCCCGGTACACGGCCCTGGGCAACTCCATAGCCATACCGCCCTGGGCCTGGGTGCTCAAGCGCCTGTGCGCTTGCTATGAACACCCCGCAACGATGGCCAGCCTGTTTGACGGAATCGGAGGCTTCCCGCTGATCTGGGAGCGGCTCAACGGCCCCGGCACCTGCCTGTGGGCAAGTGAGATAGATGAGTTTGCGGTGGCGGTGACAAAATACAGATTCGGAAAGGATATATAGACTTATGACGGTAAAAGAATTAGCCTGCCTTTTGGATGGGCGGAAATATGGTTATGTGATTACTGATGAAGAACAAGCTGAAGCGAAAGCCGCCAACCTGGTGGTGGCCTACGGCTATTCCGACGACCTACTGGAATTTGAGGGCGCTATCTGCGATGAGGTCGGTGCGTATGGGGGTGTGACTGCCTATTTGAAAAAGGGCGAGTTGATTCCCGAACCCAGCTGCGGTGTCGAGGCCGATGAGTGCAAACTGTACCAGGAGTTCCTAAGCACGGCCCATAAGATGACCACTGTCTGGCACAATGGGTCTGGCCCTTGTTGGACCATCCTTACCGACATCCCGCATGAGACATTTAACATTATTGAGGATGGAGAAACTGTCTCAGTGGGCATCGTGTTCCGGGCAGAAGATGCTATGGATAAGCCGGCTCCCCCTCCTAGCTACTGGGCGTGGTATGAAGAAACCATATCAAACCCTAACGCTTATGAGTGGGAGTATGGCTGGCGGTGTTCAAAATGCAAGTCAGTACTCCCTGATGAGTATGATGACCCAGGAGTCCCTCCAGAATTCCTATACTGCCCATTTTGCGGTGAAAAGATGGACGCGGAAATCGCGAAGGCTCAGGCCGATAATTATATAGCGGCTTTGGAGAAGCAAACAGGAGAAACAAGTAATGAGTAAAATGTTCCCCCGCGGCTGCGTCACTTTCAACTGCGACCGCCGGCACGGCAATTACTGCTGTGCCGACTGCGGATACAAGAAAACCTGCCAGCGGCCATGTAAGAACAGCCCGGAAAAGTGTGGGCTGGTAAGGCCGCAGGTGACTAAGAGGAAAGGGCGCACAAAATGAACATAAAGGAAATAATTGACAGCCTGCTCGATCAGGCACAGGACCGGGAGAGCATGATACCAGCAGATGAGCCAGACAGTATATTCGCTCATGACATGGCTGCGCTGCAGGAAGCCGCAAAAATTATCGAGGCTGCCCAGGAAACAAATAATGCAATCGTATTACTGCCCGACCGTTGGGAACCTTGCGTAAGCTGCGTAAGCAAAACCTGCGGCACCTGTTTCTGGGGTGTCACGTTCAAAAACGAGACAGAGTGCAAACATTGTACTGGGCATAGTCAGTGGACTCCCGCTCATCCCTATTGCGAGAATTGCGGTCGGCCATTAACTGAATCAGCATTCGCAGATCTGAAAGAGCGGATACAAAAAATGGGAGGGGATGCGTATGATTGAGCTAGGCATAGACCTTGAAACCTACTCCAGCGTAGACCTCACCAAAACAGGCGTCCGGCCCTATGTGGAATCCCCGGACTTTCGGATCCTGCTGATAGGCTACAAGCTGGGGAATCAGCTCACGAAGCTCATTGACCTGGGCGAGGATGAGAATCAGAAAGCCCTCACGCTGCTGCCTCCCGAGCTCTCTGCAATACCCGAGGGCAGCCTGGATGAGTTCCTCCCCATGCTGACAGACCCGGAGCTCATCAAGACCGCTTATAATGCCCCCTTTGAGCGGACGTGCTTAGAACAGCAATTCCACATAACCCTGCCCCCAGAGCAATGGCGCTGTACGATGGTGCAAGCGGCCACGCTGGGCCTGCCGGGAACGCTGGCCCAGGTCGGTGCCGCACTGGGGCTGGACAAACAGAAAATGACCGAAGGCAAGGAGCTGATCCGAACCTTCTGCAGCCCCACAAAGGATGGTCACCGACGTCTGCCATCTGAGGCCCCGGAGAAATGGGAACGGTTTAGGCAGTACAACGTTCGGGATGTGGATGTGGAAACCGACATCCGGGACCGGCTTTCCAAATTTCCCCGGCCCCAGGCGGAGCATGACGCCTGGGCGCTGGATCAGAAAATCAATGAAAGAGGTGTGCGGATCGACACCGGGTTGCTGGAAAAGGCTCTGGAGCTGGACAAGGATTATTCCTCTCAGCTCCGGGCCGAGGCCCAGCGTCTCACCGGGTTGGAGAATCCCCGCAGCGATGCCCAGCTGAAACGCTGGCTGACAGAGCGCGGCATGGAGGTGGAAAGCCTGGACAAAAACGCTATCCCCGATCTGCTGGCTGCCGCCCCCGACCAGATCACTAAGCGGGTGCTGCAGCTTCGGCAAGAGATGGGAAAGACCTCAGTAAAGAAGTATGAAGCCATGCAAAGAGGGCTGTGCCGGGATGGCCGGGTACATAACACCCTGCAGTTTTACGGCGCCGGCCGCACCGGGCGCTGGGCGGGACGTCAGGTGCAGATGCACAACCTGCCCCAGAACAAGCTGAACGATCTGGCCCTAGCGCGGCAGCTGGTAAAGAGCGGCGACTTTGAAATGCTGGAGATGGCCTTCGGCTCCCCCAGTTTCGTGCTGTCCCAGCTGATCCGCACGGCATTCATCCCCTCGGAGGGGTGCCGTTTCATCATTGCGGACTACAGCGCAATAGAAGCCCGAGTGCTGGCCTGGCTGGCCGGGGAACAATGGGTGCTGGATGAGTTCGCCGGGGAGGGCCTGATCTATGAGGCCACCGCGGCCATGATGTTCCACGCTGAAAAGAACGACATCAAAAAGGGAGGCCCCAAAACCGACCTGCGCTCCAAAGGTAAGGTCGCGACCCTGGCCTGTGGCTATCAGGGCAGCGTGGGCGCGCTCATCAACATGGGTGCTTTGAAAAGCGGGATCCCGGAGGACGAACTGCCGGGCATTGTGAAACGCTGGCGCGACGCTAACGCCAACATCGTGGACTTCTGGTATCAGGTTGAGGACTGCGCCATCGAGGCCGTACAAGGCCACCCCGGCCGCCTTAATGGCATGGTCGAGTTTGAATGCAAAGCTGGGTACCTGTTTATCACCCTGCCCTCGGGCCGCAAGCTGGCCTATTTCCAGCCGGAGCTTCGGCGGGAGCCGGAGTTCAATAAAATGTGCCTGACCTATCTGGGCAAGGGCCAGAACGGACGCCTGGCCCGGCAAAAGACCTACGGCGGCAAGCTGGTGGAAAACATCACCCAGGCCACCGCCCGGGACTGCCTGCGGGACGCCATGACCGCGCTGGATGCCGCCGGGTACAATATCGTGTTTCATGTACATGATGAGATCATAGCGGATATGCCGGAGGGAAAGGGCTCCCTGGCAGAAATGCAGGAAATCATGAGCAGGCCCCTGCCCTGGGCTCCGGGCCTGCCGCTTCGGGCGGCTGGCTTTGAAGCTGATTTTTACATGAAAGATTAAAAGGAGGGCGGCTCATGCCAACGCTACAATATGACGGTGGTATTCACATCGCGGTATTTTCCTCCAGAAAAGCAAAGACCGGCAAAAACAAAGAGCTCCCCTGGTCAGAGTTCCTGGATTCGCTGCTGACCACGACCCGCACCAAAGAGAATTTGCGGGATTATTTCAAGATGGGCAAAGAGGAACAAGACGCCCTAAAAGATGTGGGGGGCTTTGTAGGGGGCTGGCTGAAGGAGGGCCGCCGCAAGGCAGACCACCTGGAACACCGCACCTTGCTCACCCTGGATGCCGACTTTGCCAAGCCCGGCCTGCTGGATGCGCTGGATTTGGTATACGGCTGCGCCGGAGCCGTATACCCCACCCATAAACACACCCCGGAAAGAAACCGGCTCCGGCTGGTCATACCCCTCTCCCGCCCCGTCGGAGCGGAAGAATACGAAGCTATGAGCCGAAAACTGGCCTACGACCTGGGAATAGAACAGTTTGACGACACCACGCACCAGCCGACGCGTATCATGTACTACCCCAGCACTGCAGCGGATGGCGTATTCGAACCGGCCTATATCGACAACCCCTGGCTTGACCCGGACGAAATCCTCAGACAATACCCTGACTGGCGGGATACCTCTTACTGGCCGGTATCCCCCTACGCCGGGGAAGCACGAAAGAGAGAAGCTAAAAAGCAGGGCGACCCCCGGATGAAGCCCGGGCTGGTGGGGGCGTTCTGCCGGTGCTATGACATCGATGCGGCCATAGAGAAGTACCTCTCGGAGGTGTACACTGAATGCGCCATGCAGGGCCGCTACACCTACGCAAAGGGCTCCACAGCGGCCGGCCTGGTGGTGTATGACGGTAGCCTGTTCGCCTACTCCAACCACGCCACAGACCCCGCCAGCGGCAAACTGTGCAATGCCTTTGACCTGGTGCGCGTCCACCTTTACGGCGAACAGGACGAGGATGCGGCACCTGACACCCCCATGAGCCGGAGGCCGTCATTTTTAGCAATGCAAGAGCTGGCCGCCAATGACATAGAGGTAAAGCGGCTCCTGAACCGGGAGCGGCAGGAGCGGGCCCAGGCGGACTTTGACACGCCGCTGGAGCCGGATGCCGATACAGACTGGCTCAGCAAGCTGGAGGTAGACCGCAAGGGCAATGTACTTAATACAATTGACAACGCCTACACCATCCTGCAGCACGACCCTATGCTCAAGGGCTGTGTGGCCTATAACGACCTGAAAGTGCGCCCAGTAGCCCTGCGGGACTTGCCCTGGCGCAAGGTGACGGACGGGGTAAACGGCAGCACCTGGACGGACGCCGACGACAGCGCCCTGCGGCGCTACCTGGAAAAATATTATAAGCTCTCCGGCAAGGAAAAGATCATGGATGGGATGATAACCGCCGCCAGAGATAACGCCATACACCCCATAAAGACCTACCTCGCGGGGCTGGAATGGGATAACACCCCACGCCTTGACACCCTGCTGGTGGACTTCCTGGGGGCCGAGGACACGCCATACACCCGAGCCGTTACCCGCAAGACCTTTGTGGCGGCGGTGGCCCGGGTGCTGGATCCCGGCTGCAAGTTTGACTATGTGCTCACCCTCTCCGGCCCCCAGGGCCGGGGCAAGAGCACTCTGGTGGCCGTCATGTCAAAGGGCTGGTACACCGACAGCGTGGCCGGGATCGGCACCAAAGAGGCGTATGAGGGGATACAAGGCTTCTGGCTCATAGAGTTGGGAGAGTTGGCCGCTCTGCGTAAAGTGGAGATCGAAGCCATCAAGAACTTCATCAGCAAGCGGATAGACAGCTTCAGGGCCGCCTACGGCCGCCGGGTGGAGGACCACCCCCGGCAGTGCGTGTTCATCGCCACCACCAACTCCACCAGCTTTCTCCGGGACGACACAGGCAACCGCCGCTTCTGGCCGGTTCGCCTGGATGCCCAGCCTCCGGTGAAAACTGTGTGGGACGACCTGACCCCGGACGTGGTAAATCAGCTCTGGGCGGAAGCCCTCTTTCGGTACCATGAGGGGGAGCCCCTGATGCTGCCCCATGAACTGGACAGCTATGCCGCCGAACAGCAGCGGGAGTTTACAGAGGACGACCCCCGGCGGGGGCTCATAGAGGACTACCTGGAAACCTTGCTCCCCGATGATTGGGCCAAAAAGGATAAAGCGCAGCGCCGGTCGTGGTTTACTGCCTGCGATGAATTGACCTCTGTAGGCCGTATCCAGCGGGAAACCATCAGCGCAATAGAGGTATGGAGTGAATGCTTAGGAAACGATGTAGCCAGGATGCCCCGGCAGGAACGCAATGAGATTATGGCCATATTGCGCCAGCTGGACGGATGGACAGAGGAAAAGGGGCGGCAAAAATGCGGCCCCTACGGCCTGCAGAACCGTTTTAGGCGGACGCCGCCTCTATATCAGAACGCAGAAAAAGCGGTATCAAAACCGCAATGAGAAGTGATACCGCTGGTATCACTGGTAACAGTAAGGTATCACTAAACTGCTACCGTGAAAACCCAATAGCCGCTAGGCTTCATGGCCTTTGGTATCACAAGTATCAGTTTTTAGTTAATAAGGCTAAAAATAAAGAGAATAAAGGGAAAGCGCACACGCACACACGCCTAATGCGCCTAATACACGCGCGTAAGGGAAAAATTGACGTTTTGATACCGCATTTTGATACCAACCGTGAAAAGGAGAAAGAATCATGGAAAAAACAGTAGAGCAATACCTACGCAAACAGGTGAAAAAGGCGGGGGGCCTTGCACTCAAGTTGGTGTGCCCCGGGTTCACTGGTGTGCCGGACCGCCTCATTCTCCTGCCGGGAGGTCAGATGTGCTTTGCAGAGACGAAGGATGCAGGAAAAACGCCACGGCCCCGGCAGAAGCGAGTGCATGAAAAGCTGAGAGAGCTGGGATTCTGGGTGTTCGTGCCAGACAGTAAAGCGGCGGTAGACAGCATGATGGCGTGTATCCGGGAGGGATACCTATGAGGTACATACCCCATGATTATCAGGCTTATTGTATCGACTTCCTTCTGGAACATCCAGCAGCGGGGCTTTTCCTGAAGCCTGGCATGGGAAAAACTTCTATCGCCCTGACTGCCGCCGACCATATTCTGTACGACAGCTTCGAGGTGTCAAAGGTATTGGTGATTGCACCCCTGCGAGTGGCGGAGGATACCTGGAGCCGGGAGAGCGCCAAGTGGGACCACCTGAAGCACCTCCGGGTGAGTAAGGTCCTGGGAGACGCAAAGAAGCGGCTGGCGGCTTTGGAGGCCGATGCAGACCTCTACTGCATCAACCGGGAAAACGTCTCCTGGCTGGTAAAGCACTATGGCCCACATTGGCCTTTTGACCTGGTGATTATTGATGAGCTGTCCAATTTCCGAAACCCTACCTCTAAGCGGTTTCGGGCCTTACGGAAAGTTAGACCGCTTATTAAGCATATCTGGGGCCTTACCGGCACCCCCAGGCCCCGCAGTCTCCTTGACCTCTGGGCGCAGGTGTACCTTCTGGACCGTGGAAAGCGGCTGGGGGAAACCTACGGCGGGTACAAAGACCGGTATTTCACTCCCGGTCGCCGCAACGGTTATGTGGTGTTTGATTGGGATCCCCGGCCAGGGGCAGAGGAAGAAATCACGGAGCGCATTTCTGACATCTGTGTCAGCCTGGAAACAGATGGCAACCTGGAGATGCCAGAGCTGGTGGTAACAAACCGGCCCGTCATTCTCTCCCACGCATCCAAAGCCCAGTATGAGCAGCTGGAGCGGGAGGCGGTTCTTCCCCTGGCCGATTGTACCATAGACGCGGCCAGTGCCGCAGCCGTCAACGGTAAACTCCTACAGCTTGCCGGCGGTGCGGTGTATGATGACGACCACAGGGCGCGTGAGATTCACTGCGAAAAGCTGGATGCCCTGGAAGATATCATAGCCGAGGCGAATGGAGAGCCAGTTCTGGTCGCCTATCGCTTCCAGCATGAGCGGGACCGCATCCTAGCCCGGTTCCCGCAAGCGGTACAGATGAAGGACAGCAGCACCATAGCCGCCTGGAACCGGGGAGAGATACCCATCCTGCTGGCGCATCCTGCCGGGGCAGGGCATGGCCTGAACCTGCAGGACGGAGGGCACATTATCGTCTGGTTTGGGCCCACTTATGATTTAGAACTTGACGAACAGTTCAATGACCGCCTCTATCGCCAGGGGCAAAGATCGACTACCAGCATCATCTACTTGGTAGCAGAGGGTACCGTGGAGGAAGAGGCCATGCAGTCCTTGAAAATCAAGGCCGATGAGCAGGCGTCCATGATGGAGGCCCTTAAGGCCCGGATTGAGAAATACACAGCGTGAAATTTCAGCAAAAAGGGGGAGCTTTCCAATGACTAAAGAACTTTTAGAGCAGTACCCGGATATCTGTCGGGAGCTGGAGGACGTAGAACGCAAGCTGCATCAGCCTGTAACGGATACCGTGTCCGGCAGTGGGTCAGAGTTCCCCTTTACACAGCATACGGTTTCCATACGCGGCATCCAGCCTGAACTACTGGCGGTTAAGGCCGGGTTACAAGCACAAAAAGAAGAAATAGAGGGATTTATAAGGGGGTTGCCTAACAGCAGGCTTCGTAGAATCGTGGATTATAGGGTGCTTCAGGGCATGAGCTGGGAACAAGTGGCCGCGAAAATAGGGCACCGGGTATCTGTGTACTCCGTCAAGCGCCATTATTACAAGCTCTTTGAAAATTTAAAATAAAGTCACTTTTCGCACCAAACGCACAAAGCGCACGATATAATAAATACTAGGGCCCGCAGATAGCAGGCTCATCCATGTGGTTGTCCTCCCACTAGCGCCCCGTGCAGCTTGGCATGGGGCGCTGTGTGTTACCCTTGGAGGCCCACCCGCAAAAGCGCACCCCTATATGGCGGGGCCGTGTATAGCCCCGAATTTCTGGGGGTACACAGGGCCTACATATGGGGGTTATTCTGTATACTCCCCATAGCAAGGGGCCAGCATGGCCCAGCTAACATGAGGGACAGCGCACTTACACACAGGCACCAGCCATAGGCCCAGGCCATGTGTCATAGCATAGCACACACAGCAAGCAAGACACATGAGAGGGCGCACAGCAGAGGGCTTGACAAGGCCGCTGACAGGCAGCACACACAGGGAGAGGCGCGTACACATGAGAGGCCCACAAGGGCCGCCAGAGCGCGTCTGTGAGGCCGCTATGGCCTCCCCATGAGTAGGTACTACCTGACCCAGGCACCCAATGCGGCCGCGTGACCCCGCGGATTTTGTGCATGAAAAGAATTTTGAAAACGCCACTTCGCTTCGTTTGCCCCTGATTTTCCCCCCAAAGGAGCCCAGCCATGAGAAAAGTGATAGCGATAGATTTTGACGGGTGCATATGCACCAACTCCTACCCCGGCATCGGCAAGCCCAACTGGAGGGTCATATCCGAGGCCCTGATAGCCCAGAGATCCGGCGCGGCTCTGATACTCTGGACCTGCCGGGAGGGGGAGCTGCTCCAGGCAGCGGTGGATGCATGCCGCAAGTGGGGCTTGCGGTTTGACGCCGTGAACGAGAGCCTGCCGGAATGGGTGAGCGCCTTCGGCACCGCCCCGCGCAAGGTGGGGGCAAGTGAATATTGGGACGACAAGGCCGGGAACAAGGCCCCCGCTCAGGACGACCTCAGCGGCTTTGTGATAGAGGATATCATCCGAGGGTACATAAACGAATTTGACGCCGCCCAGCCTCTCCCCGAGGAAGCCAGCAAGACCCGCAAGGAAGTTTTGCGGGCCCTGGAAAACCTCTCGGAGATATGGCGCAGGGGCGTCTAAAGGAGGAAACCATATGGAAATCACCCCCATGACCGCCGGGGCCGACATGAAGATGGAAGTCCGTCGGCTGGCTGACCTGGTCCCCGCGGACTACAACCCCCGAGAACCTTTGGCCCCCGGCGACCCGGAGTACGAGGCCCTGAAGAAAAGCATCCAGGAGAACACCTACGTGGAGCCCATCGTGGTGAACTTTGACGGCACCATCATCGGCGGGCATCAGCGCCGCCGGGTGATGATGGACCTGGGCTACACCGAGGCAAGTGTAGTCGTGGTGAACATCCAGGACAAGAACAAGGAGCGCATGGCCAACCTTGCCCTCAATAAGATTTCCGGGCGCTGGGACACTGAGAAGCTGAAGGAGATCCTGGTGGGCCTGGATCTGGACGGCTATGACTTCACCGCTGCGGGCTTCACCCGGAACGAGCTGGAGGACCTGATACAGTCCCTGGACATTCCCGATGAGGCCCAGGATGATGAATTCGACCCGGATGCTGCGGCGGCTGAGATCCAGACTCCCGTCACCAACCGGGGAGAGATCTGGCAGCTGGGCCGCCACCGTCTGCTGTGCGGCGACGCCACCGAGAGTGAGGACGTGGCCCTTCTCATGAACGGCGCCCAGCTGGACTTGCTGGTAACAGACCCGCCCTACAACGTGGACTACGGCGGCAAGGCCGTGTTCCTGAAAAATTACCTGGGCCAGACAGGCCCCAGGGCCACCAGCGAGATAAAGAACGACAAGATGACCTCCGCCGACTTTTACAAATTCCTTCGGGCGGCGTTCCGCTGCGCCTTTGACGTGATGAAGAAGGGCGCGGCTGCCTACATCTTCCATGCGGAAAGCACCGGCACCAAGTTCCGGGAGGCGTTCAGCGATTCGGGCTTTAAGCTGGCGCAATGCCTTATCTGGGAAAAGTCCAGCTTTGTCCTCGGCCGGCAGGATTATCAATGGCGGCACGAGCCTATTCTGTACGGCTGGAAGGAAGGGGCGGGCCATTACTTTATCAATGACCGCTCCCAGGATACCATCCTTCTGGAGGATGAGCCGAACTTTAAGAAAATGAGCAAGCAGGAACTGCTGACCTTTGTGGAGGGCTACGTCAAGCAGTACAAAGACCTGACCACCGTCCTCTACGAAAAACGGCCCAGCCGGAACGATATGCACCCCACCATGAAGCCGGTCTCCCTGGTTGGCAGGCTGGTGAACAATTCCAGCAAGCCGGAGTGGTGTGTAGGTGATTTCTTTGCCGGCAGCGGATCCACGCTCATGGCCTGTGAGCAGCTGGGCCGCACGGCCTACCTCATGGAACTGGATGAGCGCAACTGTGATGTCATCGTTCGGCGCTGGGAGGAATACACCGGGGAGAAAGCGGTGAGGTTATGAGCAGGGGACGGCAAAAAACCAACCGGCGCAATCTTGCGCTCGATACCCTGGAATTGATTTTGGAAGGAGTTGAACTCATCGTGAGTGCAAATGGCGAAATAACCGGCGGCTCCATGTATCCCACCCGCGTCATTGCAAAGCTGTTCGGTGTGGGGGAGCGGCACATCCAGCAACTGACAAAGGACGGTGTGCTCCCGGCCACAGAAACCTCCAACGGCCGGCAGTATGACTTGGTGCCCACCATCCAGGCGTACATCCGCTACCTGCGGGACGCCGCCCACGGCAAGACCGGCTCCGAGAGGGAGCAGGAGCTGAAGCAGCAGAAGCTGGAGGCCGACCTGGCCCTCAAGGGTACCCAAAATGAACTGCACCGCCTAAAGCTGGACATAGCTGCGGGAAAATACATCCCCGTGGAGGAAGCGACCCTGGACTACGCCCGGTTCTTCGTGGCTTTTAAGAAGTTTGCGCTGTCTTTGCCGGGGCGGCTGATCAGCCGGATCGGCGGGGCGGTGGAGCCCACAGAGGCCCGGCGCATTGAAAAGGAGATGCAGGGGGGCGTGACTCAGCTGCTCCGGGCCTTTGTGGTGGCGGGTGTGGATGAGAGCCAGATCAAAGGGACTGGTGCAAAATGAAACGCTCCCCTCGGATACGCAAGTACCCGGTGACAGATTACCAGCGCAAGGCCCTGGAAAGCCTCATGCCCCCGGAGGACTTAACTGTATCTGAATGGGCCGAGAAGTATCGTATGCTGGACAGCAAGACCAGCGCCCTCCCCGGCCCCTGGCGCAATGAGATGACACCGTATCTGGTGGGCATCATGGACGCGCTGCTGGACTACGAAACAGAGGAAATTGTGCTGTGCAAGTCAGCCCAGCTGGGCGGCACAGAGGCGATCCTCAATGCCCTGGGCTACATCATCCAGCAGGACCCGTCCCCCACAATGGTAGTGTATCCATCTGACGTGTTGGCAGAGAGCATCTCCAAAAACCGTATCGTGCCGATGGTGCTGGCCTCGCCATCCTTGCGGGAGCGGTACCAGGCGTTGGAGAGCAAAAAGCTGGAGCTTCAGTTTGACGGGATGTACCTGAGCCTGGTGGGCTCCAACTCTCCCTCGAACCTGGCCAGCAAGGCTATCCGTTTTCTTTTCCTGGATGAGGTGGACAAGTACCCCGGCGCCAGCGCCAAAGAGGCGGACCCTATCGCCCTGGCACGGGAGCGCACCAAGACCTTCCAGAACCGCAAGATATTTATCACCAGTACCCCTACCATCACCACCGGGCACGTCTGGAAAGCCCTGCAGAACTGTGACATCGAGAAACACTACTTTGTCCCCTGCCCCCATTGTGGGAAGATGATAGAGTTCAAGTGGGCAAACCTCAAGTTCCCCAATGATGAGGGCATGTCTTATGTTGACCGGGCGGAGCTGGCGGTGTACGCCTGCCCGGAGTGCGGCGGGGTTATCACAGACCAGCACAAGGGGCAGATGCTGAGGCTCGGGGAGTGGCGGGTGGTCAAACAGAACAGCCCCCACGGAAAGCGGGTGGGCTTCTGGATCAACACCTTTTACTCTCCCTTTGTGCGGTTCGCGGATATCGCCAAAGAATACTTCAAGAGCCGACACGACCCGGAATCCCATCAGAACTTCATCAATTCCTGGATGGCAGAGCCCTGGGAGGACACAGCCCTCAAGACTGACGCCGACCTGGTACTGGAGCGACAGACCCATGTGCCGGAGCTGGTGGTTCCCTCCTGGGCCAAGCTGCTTACTGCCGGGGTAGACGTGCAAAAGACCTGTGTGTATTGGACCATCCGGGCCTGGGGCAGCTACATCACCTCTCAGAACATCGCCCACGGCCAGGCGCTGAGCCTTGCGGATGTGGAGCATGTCATGAATCTGCAGTACCAGCGAGAGGACGGCGGCGCGCCGATGGTGGTGAACCTCTGCCTCATCGACAGCGGTTATGATACTGATATGGTGTATGACTTCTGCTCGGAAAATTCTGAGTGGGCACTGCCCAGCAAGGGGGCCAGCGGGGCCATGAACGACCACTACCGTATTACTCAGGTGAACCGGCCCACCAGCCGGGCCCACGGTATGCAGATGGTACTGGTGAATACCGGGCTATACAAGGATATGATAGCGGGCCGGATGCACAAGAAAAACGCGGACAAAGGGAGCTGGATGGTGTATCAGGGCTGCGACCGGGAATATGCTGAACAGGTGACCGCCGAACACAAGGTGAATGTGCGTTCCGGGAAAAAGAACGTGCTGACATGGGTGCAGAAAAACTCCCACGGCGACAACCACTATCTGGACTGCGAGGTGTATGCCGCCGCGGCGGCTGATATTTTGGACGTTCGGAAACTGTATCTGGAGGATATCGCCCAGCCCCCGGTGCCGCCTGAACCCGCGCCCGCGCCGGAGGAAGAATGGATCAAGACCCACGAGAACTGGATATAGGGAGGAATGCCATATGAACGGAAGCCTGGAAATTCATGTAAATTTGACCGGGAGATCGCAATTAGAACACATCTGTGAATTTATCGACCGCTTACTGGAGAAATATCCTCAAGCAAAAATTATTGTCGACTTGGCTCCGGGAAGTTCGGGGAGGAATTCACATGTCTGAGAATAACGAGGGCACCGCTATCAACCTGGAAACCTTCCCCAACCGGGAACTGCTGGCCCATGTTGACGCCGCCATCCAAAACATCCTGGTGGGTGGGCAGAGCTACAAGCTGGGGAGCCGGAGCCTGACCCGCGCCGACCTGGGGCTTCTGCGACAGATGCGCAATGAACTGCTGGCTCAGGAAAACGCTGGAGATGGAAGCCTGCTGCCGGGAACGGTGGCGGCATTTTTTGAGGGGAGGTGATTTACATGAATATAATCGACAGAGTGGTGGGCTGGGTGAGCCCCCAGCGGGGCTTTACCCGGCTGGCCTGGCGGGACGCCCTGCGCAACTACGATGCCGGGGACGATTCCCGGCTCAACGCAAACTGGCGGGCCATCAATGCCAGCGCGGAACAGACCGACCGCTACAGCCGGGACACGGTGCGCGCCCGGGCCCGGGACCTGGAGCGCAACTCGGATATGCTCAATGGAGTGATGGGGGCCTTCGTCCGCAATGTGGTGGGCGGGGGCTTTACTCTTCAGGCGGAAACCGGGGACACGGGCCTCAATCAGCAGATCGAAAAGCTGTGGGCTCAGTGGTGCAAAAAGCGCAACTGCGACGTCACCGGCACACAGAGCTTCAGCCAGATGCTGCGCATGGCCATCCGCCGAAAAAAGGTGGACGGCGGTATGCTATTCGTCAAGCGGTACACCGGGGACGGCCTGCTGCCGTTCAAGCTCCAGGCTATGGAGGTGGACGAGCTGGACGGCAGCGCCATTGTGGCAAAGCACAAGGGCAACCGTGTGTGCGGGGGCATCGAGTACACCCCCTACAATAAGCCGGTGGGGTACTGGTTCCGGCAGTACTCCATTGACGGTATTACCGCCCCGGAGCCGGTGTATGTGGAGGCAAAGGACGTGATCTTCTACTTCAGCAAGCGCCGGCCCTCCCAGCTCCGGGAGATGAGCGACATGAGCCAGACCCTCCCCCGCATCCGGGACGCCAATGAGTTCATGGTGGCGGAGGACACCAAGCAGCGCATCCAGGCGTGTGTGGCGCTGTTCATCAAGAGGCTGAACCCCACCGGCTTGGGCCGCGCCGCGGGAGGGCAGACGGGAAAGACTTACTCCCGGGCCATGTTCACCCCCGGCATGGTCAGTGAGCTGAACGTGGGGGATGAGGTGGACATGATCAACCCCCAGGGGCAGGCCACGGACGCCGCCACTTATATCAAGCTGCTCCAGAGGCTGGTGTCCTCCGGCCAGGGGCTGAGTTATGAGGCCGTGGCCCGTGACATGAGCGGCAGCACCTACAGCTCCACCCGGCAGAATCTTATTGAGGACGGCATGACCTATGCTGACGAGGTAGAACTGCTGGTGGAGGTCATTGATGAGATATATGAAACCTTTGTCATTTCGGCCATGTTGGCGGGAAAAATCTCTGCTCCCGACTTCTGGAACCAGAAAGAGGTGTACTTTGCCCATAAATGGGTAAAGCCGCCCAAACCCTGGATCGATCCGGCAAAAGAGGCCACGGCGGTGATGACCGCGCTGAAAACCGGCCAGAAAACCTTTAAGCAGGTGGCGGCTGAGAACGGCGCTGACTGGCGGGATCAGATAGACGATATCGCGGAGGTTTTACAATACGCCCAGGACGAACACGGCCTGGATTTGGGAGGGATGATTTTTGGACAGGCAATACAGGCAGGCTCCGGCGGCGAGGATGATACTGACCCCGACAAAGAGGACGGCGACGGAGATGAGCCAGATAAGGACGATGCTGCCGGGAATGACGATACCGATGACAAGGGCAGCGGAGACGGAGAATAATTTCCACCGGGACATGACGGTATCGGCCATCCGGGCGGAGGAAGGAGAGGGGCGCAAGGTCACCCTCTCCTTTTCCAGTGAGGAGCCCTATGATCGCATCTTCGGCCCGGAGATTCTGGACCACTCCGAGGGGGCGGTGGACCTCTCCCGGCTCAACTCCATCGGGTGTGTGCTCTACAACCACAACCGGGATAAGGTGATTGGCAAAATCACCCGCGCCTGGGTGGAAAACGGCCGGGGGCAGGCTGAGGTGGAGTTTGATGATGACGCTGAATCCGACACCATATACCGCAAGGTGAAATCCGGCTCCCTCAAGGGTGTATCCGTGGGCTATATGGTCAACATGAGGGAAGCGGAGGACGTCCGGGCCGGAAAGAAGTCCAAGGATGGCCGATTTTCCGGCCCATGCCGCGTGATGAAAAAGTGGCAGCCCTATGAGATCAGCATAGTAAGCATTCCCGCCGATTCCACTGTTGGTGTGGGCCGGGAATGGGACGGCCCGGAGTTTTCCCCATTGGGGGAAACTCCGCAACTTGCCCGCAGGGCAACGTTGACCGCTGGCGCTCCCCTTTCGGTGTATGAGCGGCAGTTACAAATAAACAAAAATATCATTGGAGGTATGTGAAATGGGCAGAAAAGCAATTCGGGCGGCGAAGCTGCTGCGCCAGCAGGAGCTTGTAAATGCTGCAAAGGACGCAAACCGCGACCTTACCGCAACGGAACAAGCAGAGTTCGATTCTCTCCAGAGAGAGATCGACGACCTGACCCGTGAAATCGAGGCAGAGGAAAAGGAGCCGGACGGCGAACCTGTTCCCCCGGAGAACACCCGGCAGCTGGTGGATGAGGCTCTGCAGGCTGAACGCCAGCGCAGCGCGGAAATCACCACCCTGTGCCGGGAGTTCGGTATGGAGCCGGACAAATTCATCACCGAGGGCAAGACCCTGGATGAAACCCGCGCCGCCGTGCTGGAGCACCTGAAGAAGAACGGCGCGCCTCTGGGCAGTAGAATCACTGTGGGTGAGAGCGGCGAGGATGAGTTCCGCCGGGATGCGGCTGACGGCCTGGTCATGCGGGGCGGGTATACCCCCGAGGGCGCCGGGGACGGTGCGCGGCAGTTTGCCGCTATGAGTTTTCGTGACCTGGCCATTGAGTGCCTGGAGCGGGCCGGCGAGGCCGGGGCCCGGCGTATGAGTTCGGATGAGCTGTTCACAGCCATCATGCAGCGCCAGTACCTGACCCCCACGGCGGCGTTCCCGGCTATTCTCGATAACGCCATCGAAAAGGCGTATGTGGCCGGACACAAGCAGGTGCCTGTCACCTTTGACAAGTGGACGAAGAAGGGCACTCTGCCAGACTTCAAGACCCACGACAACAACTACCTGGCCGGGCCTATCGGCGACTTTGTGGAGGTACCCGAGGGCGGCGAGCTGAAACATGACAAGCCGGTGGACGCCAAGCTGCCCACCCGTAAGCTCAAAACCTACGGCAAGCAGTTCACCCTTACCCGCCAGGCGTTCATCAATGACGATATCGGGCTGGTGACTTCCATCCCCGCCCGCCACGCCGCCGCGGCCCGGCGCACCATCAACCGCCAGTGCTACGAGATCCTCATGAAGAATCCCAAAATCTACGATGACAAGGTGCTGTTCAGCGCGGACCACAAGAACCTGCTCAAAACCGGCACCGGCATCACCAAAGAGGCTGTGCAGGCCATGATTATGGCCATCTCCACCCAGAAAGACCAGTTCGAACAGGCCATCACCATCCGACCCGCCATGCTGGTGCTGCCGGTGGGTATGGGCTTCGACCTGTTCACCCTGTTCAACTCCCCCACCATCCAGACCACGGACAACACCCAGGCGGTGAACCCTCTGTACCGCTACGGCCTGGAGCAGGTGGAGGACCCGGAGATCAACCGGCTGGCTGGGGCTGGCGCGGCCCCCTGGTTCCTGCTGGGCGCTACTGAGGACACCGCCTTTATCGAGGTGGACTACCTCAACGGCCAGGAGATCCCCAGCATCCGCCGCATGGAAACCGCCGGCCAGCTGGGCTTTGTGTGGGATATTTATCTGGATTGGGGTATCCAGGTTATGGACTTCCGGGGCGCGGTGAAGAATCCCGGTATTAAAATTGAGAACTCGCTTCTGGCGTAAAGGAAGGAGATAAACTATGGCAACTGCAAAAGAGGCCTCAAAGGCCAGTGTGACCGCTGAATATGTCCAGCGGGGCGAAACCTTGGACTACAAGAACGCCACAGACACGGCCATCCCCTGTAATACAGTGGTAGTCGTGGGCGGCAGGCTCGGCATTACCGGCGGTGAGATAAAGCCCGGGGAGCTGGGCTCCCTGCACATGGTGGGTGTGTTCAAGCTGCCCAAGAGCGGCGAGGGCGCTATCGAGATGGGCGCGGCTGTCCACTTTGACGGCGCTGGTATTACCGCCACGGCGGCGGAGGGCACCACCACCCCGGCGGGCTATGCCGCGGCCCCCAGTGAGGCCAGTGAGAAGTCTGTGCTGGTGAAGCTGCTGGGATGAGGCCGCTGAATTTTAAGGAGACCCTCCAGAATGACGTCAAGGCGGTGTTCCTGAACCCGGCTGAGTTTGGGGAGCCTCATGTGGTCAATGGACGCAAGATGATGGCGGTCCTGGACGATATGGAGCACATCGAGCGGGAGAAGCGCATGAAGTCCAACATGGACGGTGTGTATGTGCGTCAGCTCCTGCTCTATGTAGCCTCTGAGGATTTCGGCAGTTTGCCGCCCCAGGGCGTCCTTATCAAACTGGATGGCCAGCAATACCGGGTGACGGACGCCACAGACGAATGCGGCGTGTACGCCATCATGCTGGAGGTGAACAGAAGCCGATGATAGATATCGATGTAACGGTATCCGGCGTGGAGGACGTAGAACGGCGGCTGGGGAAAATGAAAGACCAGGCCCCGAAGGTGCTGCGTAGCGCCATCAACAGCACGGCGGTGGAGGCCCGGAAGATACTGGCCCAGGAGGCCCAGAGCCGGTACACGGTGAAAAACCCCGGCTTTAACTCCGCGGCCAAGATACGCCGGGCCACAGTGAGCAATCTGGTGGCCACCATCCAGGCGGGCGGCAAGCGGCTGGACATCCCCCGGTTCCATGTCACCCGGCCCAGGAGCCACAAGAAAGGCGCTCCCGGCGCAAAGGCCGAGGTGGTGGCCGGCGGCGGGCTGAAGGAGATTCGCGGCTCAAGCGGCATCAAGGCGTTCTCCTCTACCGTCCCATCCGGGAAAAGCCGCACCAAGCAGATCCTTCAGCGGCAGGGCGCTGCCCGGTACCCGGTGCAGGTCTTGCACTCGGTGTCGGTGCCCAAAATGCTGGAAATGGTGTATGAGGGCCGGGGCGCGGCCAAGCGGGCGCTAAAACCTGAGATCCAGAAGATCTATAGCCAGAAAGTGAATCAGAAAATCGGGGAGCTGATGGGTAAATGACCGTCCGCGCATTGCGAAAGGCTGTGGCCGCCGACCTGGAGGCCCTGTTCAAGAATGACTTTTTCAAGACCCCGGAAACGGCCCCGGAGGAAGAATGGCCCGAATGGCTGAAGGAGCTGCCCCAGCCGGTGCCCGATTGGCATCTGCACCGTATGGCGGCCCCCAAAGCCTATGAGCAGTATCTCCCCCTCAAGACGATGGACAACGGCGCCATTGACCCCAGCGCGGAGGACCCGTTCCCCTACATTATCGTCCGGGCGGACAAAGGGGGCATAGAGGACCCCACAGCGGCCCACAAGGCCGATGTTATCCTGCTCATTGGGATATTTGACGACGACCCTAAAAACCAGGGCCATGAGGCCGTTCTGGAGATCATCGAGCGCATCCAGATGCACTACCAGGAAACGTCCCTCCTCGCCGGGCAGTTCGTGTGCCAGGAACCCTTTGAGTGGGCGCTTCAGGAAGAAGAAAGCTACCCTTACTATTTCGGGGCCTGTCAGCTGACCTTTGCGATGCAGGCTCCCAGAGCGAAATGGAGTGATTTAGTGTGACCAAAAAGGAAGCCGTAAAGACGGCGGAAAAGGCCGCAAAGAAAACCAAGACCGTGTACATCGGCCCCACCATTACCGGCGTGGCCGCAAGGAACACGGTGTACGACGACCTGCCGGAGGAACTGAATAAGGTTGTAAAGGCCCTGCCGTACATGGCGGGGCTTTGCATTCCTTTCTCCGGGCTTGGCAAGGCCATGACGCAGATCCAGCGGCAGGCGGGCAGCAGCTATACCCTGTTCTGCAAGGCGCAGGAGGACAGCGCCAAGATTCAGGAAATCGTCCAGAAAGAGGTGATTTAATTGGCGTTTCAGCATGGCGTAAGGGTGCAGGAACAGGCCACAAGCCTGGTGGCCCCTATTCTGGGGACTGCCGGGCTGCAGGTAGTGTTCGGTACCGCACCTGTCAATCTGGCGGAGGATCCCTACTCCGTCACCAACACCCCGGTGATCGCCTACTCCTGGGCGGAGGCGGTGAAGAAGCTGGGGTACAGTCAGGAACTGAATGAGCTGGGGCATCACAAGTACACCCTGTGTGAAGCCATGTACGCCAGCTTCAAGCTGGCGGCGGTAGCCCCGGTGATTTTTGTGAACGTCCTGGACCCCAAGACCCATAAGAAGAAAAACGACCCTCAGACCGTCACTGTGGAGGATATGGAGGCCGTAGTTCCCCTGACCGGCATCCTGCCGGACACGGTCACGATCAAGGCCGTATCCGGCGAGGGGGACGCGGCCACGGAAACCGACCTGGCCCCGGACGTGGATTACATCCTCTCCTTTGACGATGACGGCCAGCTGGCTGTAAGTCTTACCCCTGCAGGGGCTGGCGCCGCGGCGGCCACCCTCAAGGTGGAGTGTACCTCCATCGACCCGGACGCCGTAGACCAGTGGGACATCATCGGGGCAAGCGCCTCCGGCGGCGAGAAGGGCCTGGAGGTGCTCCGGCAGGTGTACCCCCGGTTTGGTATGACCCCCGGCCTGCTGCTGGCCCCCGGCTGGAGCCATATCCCGGACGTGGGCATCGCTCTGGCGGCCAAGTGTGTGGAGGTCAACGGCTACTTCTCCTGCGAGGGCTTCATTGACATCGACAGCACCTCCGAGGGCTGCACCTCCTATGACAAGGTGAAGATGTCCAAAGAGTCGGCAGGGTGTACCTCCATCCACATTATGGCCCTGTGGCCCTGCATCGAGGTGGGCTCCCAGCGGTTCTGGTACTCCGCCATTATGGCCGCTGTGACTGCCCAGCTGGACGCCAGCAACGATGATGTGCCGAACCTTTCCCCTTCCAACAAGCTCATCGGCGCTACCGGCACCGTGCTGGCGGACGGGACGGAGGTCATTCTGGACCAGCTGCAGGGGAACGCCGTCAACAGCTTTGGCGTGACTGCGGCCATCAACAACAACGGCTGGAAAACCTGGGGCAACCGCACGGCGGCCTACCCGGCCAACTCTGACCCCAAAGATATGTGGTTCTGCTGCCGCCGGTTCTTCAGCTGGTGGGGCAACAGCTTCATCCTGACCTACGCCCAGAAGGTGGACGATCCCGCTGACCCCCGGCTGATCCAGGCCATTGTGGACACGGAGAATATCCGGGGCGGGGCCTATGTGGCCCAGGGGAAGTGCGCGGCGGCCTATATTGAGTTCAACGCCGAGGAAAACGCGGTGACGGACCTGATCAACGGCAAGCTCACCTTCCACCAGCACCTTGCCCCCTATGTGCCGGCGGAGGACATTCTGAACATTCTGGAATTTGACCCCGACGCTCTCAGCGCGGCTCTGACTGGGGGTTGATAAGATTGAAAAATAAATTTTTCAACTTAATGAGTTTTGCTTTGCGGTTTGAAAAACCGCAATCCCGCTATGCGGGACCGCAAAACTCTGGAAAGGATGAATTGAAATGGCAGTAACAGGAATCCCCGAAGTCGTCCATGACTTCAACACCTATAATACCGGTAAAAAGCAGGTCGGTGTAACCGGCGAGGTTGCGCTCCCCGACCTGGAGGCCCTCACGGCTTCTGTATCCGGGGCCGGTATCCTGGGCGAATACGAGGCTGTGGTAGCCGGGCACTTCAGCAGCCTGGAGCAGGAGGTACCGTTCCGGGTGGTCAACAAAGATTTCTTTGACATGATCGCCCCCACGAAAGCGGTAGACCTTACCCTCCGGGGCGCCATCCAGTATACGGACCAGGCCACGCAGAACACCAATTATATGGGCCTGCGTGTGGTGTTCCGGGGGAAGTGCAAGAAGGTCAAGCCCGGCACGGTCAAGCTGCATGACGTGATGGACGCTTCCGTCACTCTGGAGCTGACCTACATTCTCATTGAGATGGGCGACGAAAAGAAGCTGGAGCTGGACAAGCTCAACCCCAAGTACGTGGTAAACGGTGTGGATCAGCTGGCAAAGGTCCGCGCCCTCACCTGATAGAAAGCAAAAAAAATTTTAGGAGGCAATCATCATGGCAAAAGACAACAACATCATTGACGTGACCGAGAACGTGACCGAGCTGGCGGCGGCCCCCGAGGCGGAGCCTATACCCGATACCCTGGTAGAGTTTAAGAAGCCGTACCGCTTCGAGGACAAAGACTACACCGAGGTGGACCTGGCGGGCCTGGAGGACCTCTCCACCAAAGATATGATCGAGGCGGAGAAGCGGCTGGCCCGCACCGGGGTGTTCACCCCGCTGCCGGAGATGAACATCAACTATGTGTGCATCATGGCGGCAAAGGCGGCAAAGCTCCCGGTGGAGTTCTTCGAGGGCCTGCCCCCCAGGGAGATGGAGAAGGTCAAGAATAAGGTAACAAATTTTTTCTACGGCGAGGAATAAGACCGGGAGACGGAGGGGAGCTGCGCAAATTGTGTGTGCAGCTCTCCTTCTCTATGCGCTGTGACTTATTCCAGCTGATGAACATGGACTACCTGGAGCTTCTGCAGGTAGCCAAAGAACTAGCGGACTATGTGAAGAACCTAAAGGCCAACAAGGGCAGGTGAGAGTATGGCAGGGCCGTCCCAAGTAACAATAAAGATCGCGGCCAAGCTGGAAAAGGACTTTGGCTCTGCCATCTCCGCAGCACAGAAAGCGGTATCCGGCCTGAAGGGGCTGGGGGGCATGGCGGCGGGCAGTATGAAGATCGCCGCCGGCTCTTTGGCCGCTGTAGGCGGGGCGCTGGCCACGGCTGGCGTGGCCTCTGTGAACACAGGGCGGGAATTTGAGGCGGCTATGTCCTCCGCGGCGGCTACGGCAAGCGCCACCGAAGCAGAGTACAAAAAGCTGGAGGCGGCGGCAATGGAAATGGGCCGCACTACCTCCAAGACCGCAACGGAATCCGCTAACGCCCTGGAGTATATGTCCCTTGCGGGCTGGGACGTGGACACCTCCATATCGGCTCTGCCCTCGGTGCTGAAAATGTCCGAGGCATCTGGTATGGAGCTGGCCCACTGTTCTGACATGATAACGGACTCCATGTCTGCGGCGGGTGTGTCCGTGGACAATCTGGCTGGATATCTGGATATAGCCGCAAAGGCCCAGAACAAATCCAACCAGAGCGCCGAACAGATGATGGAAGCGTTCATCGGCGTAGGCGGAACCATGAAGGGGCTGAATATCCCCATAGAGGATACGGCCACTGTGCTGGGTGTGCTGGCCAACCGCGGCCTGAAGGGCTCGGAGGCCGGCAACGCTCTGAACGCCATCATGGCGAATCTGACCACGGGCACAGGCGCGGCGGGCAAGATGATGGAAAGCCTGGGCATCTCTGCCTTTGACAGTGAGGGGAAGTTTATCGGCCTGGAAGCTACCCTCCAGAAAGTAAACCAGGCCACCGCCGGGCTGTCGGAGGAACAGCGCAACGCGGCGCTTGCGGCAATAGGTGGCAAGCAGCATATTGACGCGCTGAACGATCTGATGTCCGGCCTGAACACCACTACGGCGGACGGCGTGACGGAATGGGAGGCCCTGAGCGAACAGCTGTATAACGCGGACGGCGCGCTGGAGGCCATGAGGGCCACCAAGCTGGACAACCTCAACGGTGACCTGGCTACCCTGCAATCGGCCCTGGAGGATACCGGGATAAGGGTATACCAGAACCTGCAGGAGCCTCTCCGGGGAGCGGCGCAGTTTGCCACAGAGCAGATATACACCCTGTCGGACGCTCTCACCAATGGCGGCTTTGAGGGCATGGCCTCCGCCGTCGGAAACGTGCTGAGCAACGTGCTGGCGAAAGCGGTAAACTTTGCCCCACAGTTCGTGATGATGGCTTCGGTCATCGCTACCAGTTTACTGAACGGCCTGGTGCAGAACGGACCGGTGCTGGCGCAGGGCCTCTCCCAGCTGGTAGTTCAGGGGCTGGGAGCTTTCGGCAGTTTTTACGCGGAATTCTGGAGCGCCGGGGCCGCGCTTCTGGCCCAATTCCTGCAGGGCATGGCCGGGGAGATACCCAACATCATTGCAATAGGCTCCCAGACGATCCAAAGCCTGGGAGCCGGAATCACAGCCAATCTGCCCGCCATCCTGTCCGCGGGGACGGACATCATTGTCCAGCTCATCGGCGGGATCGGTGTGCTTTTGCCCCAGCTGCTCTCTATGGGCGGTCAAATCTTAGGCCAGCTGGTGCAGGGGATCCTCACCGCCATACCGCAGATAGCGACCGCCGCCTTCACGCTGATGAGCGACTTCGGCTCCCAGCTGCAGGCGAACCTGCCGACGGTCATCCAGCAGGGGGTGCAGATGGTGGTCGACCTGGTGGCCTCCATATGCGCCAACGCGGGAATGCTCATTGATGGGGCGGTCGCCCTTATCAACGGCCTGGTGAGTGGGCTGATGCAGGGACTGCCGGCAATTATCTCGGCGGTACCATCCATCATTTCCAGCCTGGCAAACGGCATCATCTCCAATATCCCCACTATCCTGCAGGCAGGCGTTCAGCTGATCGTCACGCTGGCCCAAGGGCTTTTGCAGGCGATCCCCTCCCTGCTGGCAGCTATCCCCCAGATATGCTGGTCCATCATTACGGCCCTCACCTCGGTGAACTGGCTGCAGGTGGGCTGGGACATCTTCATGACCCTGGTGGACGGTGTTCTGAGCATTGACTGGCTCCAGCTGGGCATGGATATTCTCAACGGAATTAAGGACGGTATCCTGTCAGCGGTTGGCGGCCTGTTCGAATCTGTGGGGAATATCTGGAACAATGTGACCAGCTTCTTCTCCGGCAAGGGCAAGGAAACCGGCGACAGCACGGCGGCGGCCATACAGAGCACCACTCCGGCAGTGCAGGAAGCTGCCAGCGGCGTGGGGCGCTCCGCCGTGACCGGGATGCAGAACAGCCTGAACACGGCCCTGCCCAGCATGACCGCCAGCGCCAACGCGGCCGGCGCGGCGCTTACCAGCGGGATCAACTCCGGGGTGGCGTCCGGCGCGGGCCAGCTGGACAGCACGGTAGCCAGCATGGGCGCGTCCGCCACGGCCTCCCTGAACGGCTCCATCAGTCAGGGCCTGGCCTCCGTGAATACCTCTGCCGTGGCTTCCGGTACGGCCTACACGGACGGTATGACCGCCGGCCTGCAGAGCGGTATGCCCGGCGTACAGAGCGCCGCTCAGACCGGCTGTGACGCGGTGGTGCAGCAGACCACCTCCAGCTTCGAGCGGGTGCGGTCCGCTGTGGAAACCAAGATGAACGCCGCGGCTACGGCAGTCACCAACGCCGTAGGCAAGATGCGGGCGGCCATGAACTTCTCCTGGTCGCTGCCCCACCTGAAGGTGCCCCATGTGAATATCAGCGGGGCTTTCAGCCTGCAGCCGCCTACCGCTCCCAATTTCAGCGTGAGCTGGTATAAGGATGGCGGCATCCTGAGCGGGGCTCAGATATTCGGTATGCAGGGCAACCACCTTCTGGGCGGCGGCGAGGACGGGAAAGAGGCCGTACTGCCCCTTTCCGTGCTGTGGCAGCAGATGCGTGGGATGTTCGCTGAGTCCATCGGCGGTGTGCGTGAGCGCATCAACTCTCTGGGCCAGCAGTTGGGGCTTGCGGAAAACAGCAGGCGGCTTTCCTTTGCCGACCTGTTGGACGGTGTGAAAGGCGGGCCGCAGCCTGCAGCCGCGGGCGGGCCCCCCATGCAGATAAACTATTCGCCCCAGTATTACTTCCAGGGCGAGGCTCCCACCAAAGAGGACCTGGAGGGCGCGGAGGAAATGTCCCAGAGCAAGTTCAATGAGATGATGAGCAAGTGGATGAAAGACCATAGCAGGAAAGACTTCTAGGAGGTGCAGGCCGTGAACACCATAACCACCATAATGGGCGATACCTGGGACACCATCGCGCTGCGGGCCTATGGGGGAGAGCCTCGCGCTCTCCCCCGGCACACCCAGCTTCTTATGGAGGCCAGAGAGAATATCCGGCTTCTGGATTATCAGGTGTTCCCCACCGGCATCGTGGTAGCGGTACCGGTGGCGGACGATTATGACGGGGTGGACGGCCTGCCCGATTGGAGGAAATAGCCAATGGATCCAAGAAAAGCAACGGTGGACATACTGTACAACGGTGTGAAAGCCGAGGTACAGCTGGCCCCCTATCTCAGCGCCTTTAAGTATACGGACGTGGCCTCCGGCTCCAGCGACAGTATCAGTATCTCCATCAATGACCGGGACCGCAAGTGGATAAACGGCTGGTTCCCCCAAAAGGGGGACCGGCTGCAGCCCACCATAGAAACCTATAATTGGGAGAGGGATGGCCAAAAGAAGAAGTTTCCCTGCGGGAAGTTTCTGGTGGACGATTTCAGCTTCAAGGGCGGGCCCATCCGCCTGGACCTGGAGGGCCTCGCTCTGCCCGCTGCCAGCGGCTTTAAGGCCACTGAACGCACAGAAACCTATGAGAGTACCACCCTCAAGGAAATCGGCCAAATCGTGGCTTCCAGGGCCAAAGTAGCGCTGCACTATGAGGCAGGGGCGGTGAGCATTGAGAAAGTGGAGCAGAACAACCAGACCGACTGCGCGTTCTTCGGCTCCCTGGTGGAGAAGTACGGCTACGCGCTGAAAATCTACAATGACAAGCTGGTGGTGTTCGATGAGGGGAAATATGAGGCCAAAGCCCCGAAATTCACCCTCACCGAAAAGGACTTTGAGCCCGGCTGGTCCTGGAACACCAAACTGGACCAGACCTATACTGGGGTAAAGTACCAGTACACCAACAGCGAAAAGAACCGCACCTTCACAGTGACCGCCGGGGGCGGCGACCGCATCCTGGAGGTGAACGACGCCGCCGAGAATCTGGGAGAGGCTACACTGATAGCCCTGGCCGCGCTGAACAAGGCCAACCGGGACGCCACCACTATGAGCATCACCATGATGGCCCGGCCCGGGTTGATTGCCTCTGATTGCGTGGAGATCAAGGGCCTGGGCAAGCTCTCCGGCAAGTTCTATGTGGAGAAGATAGACCACGATATCGGCAGCGGCTACAAGATGGCCCTGGATATGCGGCTGGTGCAGCCCAGGGTGACAGCGGCCAAATCGGCCTCAAGTACGGTTTCATAGAGGTGATACCATGCAGACCCAATACCTGCGTATCGGAAAAATATCCAGCTTTAACTATCCCAAAGGCACAGCCCGGGTGACCTATGAGGACAAGGACGGCAGCACCACCGCCGAGTTCCCTTTTCTCTCCTGGCAGTACATGATGCCGGAGGTTGGGGATCAGGTGCTGGTGGCACACCTGTCCAACGGTACCGGCATGGCGTTCATCCTGGGCCCTACCTGGCATAACGAGTGGCGCCCGGTGGAGGGCTTCAAGGGGCTGTACCGCAAAGAGTATAACTACAAAAAGCCGGGAGAAGCCTATGAACGGTATGACGCCAATACCGGAGTTTATAAGATTCAGGTGGGCTCCTGCATCCTGGAGATGAACCGGGACAGCGGGAATATCAGCATTACCGCTCCGGGCAATGTGACCGTGAACGGCGATGTGATAGCGGACGGTATCAGCCTGGAAAACCACACCCATTCTGGTGTGCATGGAGAAACGAGTAAACCGCATTAAGGGGAGGTGTGCGTATGGCAATCGGCAGCTGGGGGCCGGGCCTGGTGTTTTCTGTCAGCGACAAAAAAGTGCTTACCTTTAACGATATGAGCCGGACCGTGGCCTCCGAGTGGGCCACCCACAGCCGGATCGGGCTGAAGGATCAGGTGGAGTATCTCCGGCCGGCGCTGCAGAAACTGACCTTCACGATGGAGCTCAACGCCCTTCTGGGGGTGCGGCCCCGGGCCATGCTGGACAGGCTCTCCGAGTATACAGAAACAGGCCGGGTGTATCCTCTGGTGATAGGCAGCAGGCGCATCGGGAAGAACAAGTGGCGCATCACCAATCTCAGTGAGGCATGGGAAACCGTGCTGAACCGGGGCGAGCTGGTGAGGGCCAAAGTCACTGTGACGATGGAAGAATACCTGTAGGGGGCGCGTGTATGAGTATCACCCTGTCCGGAATAGAAATATCCTTTGACCGCGCCGGGGGCGATGAGGCCCTGCGGCGGGAGGTCGTCCGAAACATCGAAAACATCCTTCTGACCCCGGTGGGCACTGACCCGCTCTACCGGGATTTCGGCATTGATACCTCCGCTCTGGATTACCCGCTGGACACGGCCCAGAGCATGATGGCTGTGGAGGTGATAGACGCCATAGAGAAATGGGAGCCCCGTGTGCGTGTGCGGGATGTGAGTTTTGTCCCCGATCCGTCGGGCAGCTTGGGCGTAAAGGTGGTGATTGGAAGTGGATAACCTCTTAAAATCGGTGTATGACCTGCCGGATATCTCCTTCATAGAGAACGACAGCCTGGACGCTATGATGCAGAGGCTGGTGGGCAACTATGAAAAGCGGTATAAGGAGGTCACAGGGAAAACCGTAAGCCTGGGCGCCGCCGACCCTGTGCGGGTGCAGCTTTACGCTATCGCCCTGGACCTGTACCAGATAGAACAGTTCGTGGACAGGGCCGGGAAGCAGGACCTGCTCAAGTACAGCTATGGCGGCTTTCTGGACAACCTGGCCGGAACCAGGGGAGTCACCCGGCACGGGGCCAGCCCGGCCCGGACTACCCTGCGGTTTACTCTCTCGGCGGAGAAGCCCTACGCCAGCGCCATCCCGGCGGAAACCCGGGTGACCAACGGAAATAATCTGTATTTCAAGACCCTGCAGTATGGGGAGGTGCCCGCCGGGGAGATGTTCGCGGACGTGGAAGCGGAGTGTACCGTCAGCGGTGTGGATGGCAACGGCTTCTTGCCGGGACAGCTCAATATCCTGGTAGATCCCCTGCCCTATGTTGAGAGCGTGGAAAATGTCACCATTACGGCTGGCGGCACGGATGTGGAGGACGACAAGAGCCTGGCGGAGCGCACGTTCCTGGCCCCCTCCGGCTACAGTACCGCCGGTTCTCAGGACGCTTATACCTTCTGGACCAAGACCTACAACACGGATATCGGCTCCGTGCGGCCTGTTAGCCCCACGCCAGGTGAAGTGGTAGTGTACATCATTATGCGGGATGGAAGTCTGCCGGGTGAGGAAGTGGTGCAGGGCCTGACAGAGTATCTGGCCAGGGAGGAAGTACGGCCCATGACCGACCATGTGACTGTGTCTGCGCCGGATGTCAAGTTCTTTGACCTCAAGCTCACCTACCGCATCGCCCGCTCCAACCAGGCCACAGCGGCTGCCATCCAGGCAGAGGTGCAGAAAGCGATCCAAGAGTTCATCATCTGGCAGACCACAGAGATAGGCCGGGACGTGAACCCTACGGAGCTGGTGCGGCGGATCCGGGAGGCCGGGGCAAAAAGGGTGGAGCTGGCAAGCCCCATCTTCACCCCGGTAATGGAAACCCAGGTGGCCCAGCTGGGCGAGCTGTCCGTGAAGTATGGGGGGCTGGAAGATGATTGACCTTCGGGACGGTAAAATCACAGACCTGATAAACAACCAGATGGCTTATAACCCGGAAACCATGTCCATCGGGTATGCCATCCTGCAGGAGAAGCAGAGGCTCATGTCCCTTGTGGATCGTACCAGGCTCATGGCCGTGGTGGAAAATCTGGATGAGTGGGTACTGGATTACCTGGCTGTAGAACTGCGGGCTCCGGCCTATGAGGACAGTTTCCCCATTGAGATAAAGCGGGAGCTGATAGCGGGTACCCTGCCCTTTTATGCCAAGCTGGGGACGCCAAAGGCTATCAATTGGGCTACGCAAACCATCTTCGGCGGGAGCCAGATGCAGGAATGGTTTGAGTATGGCGGGGAGCCGTACCATTTCAAGATGCGGGTGAATATAACGGATGACATCTTCAGCTTGGAAAAAGACCGCCAGGTCATCAATGCAATCAACGTATGTAAAAATCTGCGCTCCCATTTAGACAGTATCGAATATTTCATAAAAGCGCCCACAGCCCTGGCATATGCGGGGGCTGTCCTTTTGAGCCACGCGGGGCAAGTATCCGTTGACCTGAAGCCCGATGCCCACTGGCCCCGGTCGGAGGTCGGCGCCGCATCCGGCGCTGTGTTTCTGGCTTCTTCAGGCGTATGCTCGGTGGAGCTGCCGGAGATAAAGGCCAGCTGGCCGCGCGTCAGGACAGGCGCTCTGGCTGGGGCGGTCCATCTGGGCGCCTTTGGCGTGTGTTCGGTTGAACTTCCCAGAGTGAGCCTGCAATGGCCCAGGGTAAAGACCCGGGCGCTGCTGGGCGGCGCTCTGCTGGGGATGTCCAGCGTGTGTTCCGTGGATGTCCCCAGGGTGACGCTCCGCTGGCCGAAAGCAGAGGTGTCCGGGGCCGCGGGAATGGTAGTGCTGAGTCAGACCATGCGTCACCGGGCATCGGTACGGCCCGGGAAATTATCATGGCCCAAAAGCACAGCCACAACAAAGTTCGGCGTGGCCGTGCTGGGAGTATATCAAAAATTATCAGTATAAGGAGATGATAAGCTTGAAAACTGTGTTTTCAACTTACCAAGTTTCGCTTTGCGACGCGAAGCGCCGCAATTTTGCTTCGCAAAACCGCAAAACTTTTGAGTGGGCGAAAACGGGGAGGTGGTTGTAATGGCCTACTGGCAGCAGAGAGCTGTCACGGACGTGGGCAATGAAATGCTCAATGACCTGATGGCCGGCCGGAAGATGACCATTTGCAGCGCCTGGGGCGGCACGGAAAAGGCCGCGGAGGACGAGCTGGCCGGTCTTACGGACGTATGCGGGGAGCGGCATGAGCTGGGCCTGCTGGGGCTGGAAAAGACCCCGGAGGGCAAGATGGTCCGGGTGCAGATCAACAATGTGGGCATTGAACAGGGCTACCAGCTGCACCAGATCGGCGTGTATGCGCGTCTGGATGACGAGCCGGAACAGCTGCTGTTCATCCTGCAGGACGAGCATGAGAACGGTATCGAGATCCCCTCGGTGTCGGACAACCCCAGCTTTGCCCTGGAGGTGCAGGGCCTCATCTACATCACCAACGATGTGGAGATAAAAATCAGCCTGGAGGGCAGCAAGGCCATGGTAACCCCGGCTATGCTGGCCCAGCTGCTGGCCGACCACAACGCCGACCCCCAGGCCCATCCTGGGCTGACGCTGGCTATTAAGCAGGTGCTGGACCAGGCGCTGGAGGAAGCGGGGAGCGGTAATCTGGAGCCGGGGACGGAGCCTCCTGGCCCGGACACCCCCGCGGAACCCGGCCAGCACTACTTTGACGCCGAGGCGAAAAAGGAGTACATCTGCATCGGGCAGGACGAGGAAGGAAACTACCTGTGGATGATCACCGGCGCTGGTGTGGACGCCAGCCAGATCATGTATGAGGGCAAGCCCCTGACCGCGTTTCTGAAAACCCTGGAAGAATCGGCCAGCACGGACCGCGCCATCCAGAATATCCCCACGCAGTATGGGGAACTGACCTACAACGGCGAGGAACAGGCCCTGGTGCTCAACGGTTACGACAGTGCCACAGTGCTGCTGACAGGCGTCCTCAAGGCCACGGACGCGGGTGAATATGAAGCCCTGGCCACGCCGAAACAGCCCTATTTTTGGGGCGCGGACGGCTCTAACGACACCAAGCCCATCAAGTGGAAGATAGGCCGGCAGCCGGTAGAGGCAGTGACGCAGAGCAATGAACTGACGTACACCGGGGAGGAACAAGCCCCTACCTGGGAGGGCATCCGGGAGGATATCATGACTGTGTCCGGGGATGTCAGCGGGACAGAGGCCGGGGAGTACATCCAGAAAATCACGCTGGACAACAACTATTGCTGGCCGGACGGTACCTGCGGTGAAAAGGATTTCCCGTGGAGCATCGCCCGGATCACGCTGGAGTCCGTCCCCTGCCAGAGCGTGGAGAACGTGTATACCGGCGCGGAGCAGTCTCCCAGCTGGACGGGCTATGATGAAACCAAGATGACGATGACCGGCCCCACCAGCGCCACGGACGCGGGCGGCTACACGGTAGACGTCACGCCAGGCCGCAACTATCAGTGGCCGGATGGGACGCACGGAACAAAAGAGGTCATGTGGACGATTGCAAAGGCCCCTGGCAGCATTACCCTGTCCGTAAGCTCCCTAAACCTGAAAGCCTCGGCCATGAGCCAGATCATAGGGGTGACCCGGCCCGGTGACGGCGTGATTACGGCTACCTCCAGCAACGCGGCAGTGGCTACGGCCACGGTGAGCGGTGAGAGGGTAACGGTGCAGGCCAAAACCAAGGGCAGCGCCACTATCACCATCAACGTGTCGGAGGGGACGAACCACACGGCTCCCGAGAGCAAGCAGGTTCCGGTAACGGTTACTCTGCCCACTACGTCTATGGCCGATAACAGCTGGGACGTGATAGCGGACGTGGGCGCGGCCGGCAATGCCGCCAACTTCTGGAGCGTGGGCGACAGCAAGGACGTGGTGATAAACGGCAAGGTGGGTAATTTCACATTCTCCAACCTGACGGTCAAGGCGTTCATCATTGGCATCAACCACAACAGCAGCCGGGAGGGCAACGGCGTGCATTTCCTGCTGGGCAAGATAGGCACGGCGGAGATCGCGCTGTGTGACAGTCAGCACGGCAGTAATACTACTAGCAGCGGTTACTTCAACATGAATACGAATAACAGCAACAGTGGTGGTTGGGATGGCTGCTACATGAACAAGACACTGCTGAACGGTGCCAGCAACAGCCTGCTGAAAGCCCTGCCTGCGGCCCTGCAGAGTGCCATCAAGTCTATTACCAAATACACTGACAATGTGGGTGGAAATCAAAACAATGCTGCCAGTGTAACCGGCAAACCGTGCAAACTGTTCTTGTTATCGGAGTTTGAGGTATTCGGAGGCAGAAGCTATGCAAATAGCGCCGAACAAACCTACCAGCAGCAGTATGATTACTTTAAGGCAGGAAACCCGAAGATAGCAAATCGTCACACCGCAGTGACTACTGCGGTGTGGTGGTGGCTGCGGTCGCCCTATTACAATACCAACACTAGCTTCTGCGTTGTCAACACCGGCGGCACCTACGACTTCTACACCAGCGCCTACTACTCTGGCGGCGTGCGCGCCGGCTTCTGCGTATCGGCGGCCTGATCGGCCCCACCATCAGGGACGCGCCAGCGGCCCGTACTGCAGGGCAGCGAGGCGGCGGGAAATGCCCTTAAAGCCCTTACCCCATACCGCCGTAAGGCGGTCGCGCGAAATTTCAAAAATAGGGGTTTTCCGCCTGCCGCCGTTGTGCTATAATGTTCTGCGGAAAGAGGTGGTTTTTTGTCGGTCCTGAAAGATATGCGCGCTGTCAGCAAGGCGGAATTTGTGAACACAGCCGGCGAGATATTCGATGAAACCGTGGCGTTTTTGTCCCGGCTTTCGGCCCGGTATTCCCGGCTGATAGCGGATAAGACCGCCGACCTTGCCGGGGAAGTTCTGGATGAGGCGGAAAAGGCAAACAGCATTTTCCCATCCAGTCTGCTGCGGGTAGACCGGCGGGAAGTCCACCTGCTGGAAGCCAGGGCCGCTCTTATGGCCCTGGACGTTCGGCTGGGCCGGTGCTACCGGCTCATGATGAAGAATCCCCAGGGAGCTTTCACCAACTCGGCCGGCCAGTATCTGCCGCCTAAAAAAGCTGAGGAAAAGCTGGACAAAATGGCCCAGAAGCTGGGAGAGCTTATCGATAAAGAAAACGACCTGCTGAAAGGAGCTCTGGACTATGTAGCCAAAAAGAGGCGTGAACTGAAAAAGTAATTCCTGATATGGGTGTATCTCTGTAAATGCGTGCTCTGCGGTGTGGTGGTGGCTGCGGTCGCCCTATTACAATAACAACAATAACTTCTGCATTGTCAACAACAACGGCAACTACAACAACAACAACAACGCCTACTACTCTGGCGGCGTGCGCGCCGGATTCTGATATAACATAGGTCAAACGGAGTAGCTGAAAAGTGAAAGACGACCTCTTCAGAAGGAGAGATGCTTCCCGGTCGTAAGGCCGAAAGTGCCCTTTGACGCCCTTGCACGGACGCTGCTTGCATGGCGGGTGGATGTGCCCTATCCCGTTTCATGTGCTGGGGCAAAGCAGATTAGACGGCACCCTACAAGATATCTGTTCGGAGGAGCGAATCATTTTGACAAGCGAACAGCGCCGGGAGGCGCGATACCAACGCCGCAAGGCATATCGGGCGGCGAATAAGGACGAGAGGTGTTTCCGGCTAGGCCCCATTGAGGAAGTGTTCTCATACCGGGATATGTTCAAGTATGGGACCAAGTGCTGCAATGGGGTCCGCTGGAAACAATCCGTCCAGAATTACGAAATGCACCTTTTCTCCGGCACGGCCAAGCGCCGGAGGCTGATACTAGAAAAGAAGTGGAAGCCGCAAAAGTGTACGCACTTCACCCTGTGTGAGCGGGGCAAGGTGCGGCCTATTGACGCGCCCCATGTAACGGACAGGCAAGTTGAAAAGGTGTATTGCAACAAGGTGCTGGTGCCGCTCTACAGCCCCAGCATGATAAAGCACAATGGAGCCAGCCAAAAGGGCAAGGGCCTGCATTGGCATTTCCGGGAGCTGAAGGAGCAGCTCCGCTGGCACTTCCGGCACTATGGCCGGGCGGGCGCGGTTCTCCTGATGGACCTGAAGCAGTTTTTCCCCAGCGCGCCGCGAAAGGCCATCTTCCAGCGGCATGAGCAGCTGATAACCAGCCCGGATTTGAGGTGGGTGGGGGACGCCATCGTGGAGGGTGTGCCATCATCCGCGCCGGGCAGGGGTATGCCCCTGGGTGTGGAACCGTCCCAGCAGGAGATGGTGGCCCTGCCAAGCCCCGTGGATAACTGGCTCAAGTGCCAGCAGGGGATCCACTGCTGCGGCCATTACATGGACGACTACTATGTGATTCTGCCGGACATCGACCAACTCAAGAAGCTGGCCCATGAGATGGTCCGGCGGTTCGCGGCCATCGGGATCCCAGTGAACCAGCGCAAGTGCAAAATTATCCCCCTGACGAAGCCTTTCAAGTTTTGCAAGGCTAAGTTTCGTTTACGCGAAACCGGGAAGGTAATCGTCAACGGCTGCCGGGACGGAGTGAAACGCGCCCGGCGCAAGCTGAGGCTCTTTAAGGAACAGGTGGCAGCGGGCAAGCGGGATATCAAAACCGTGAAGCAGTTCATGGACTGCCAGCTGGCGTACTACAAAGGCTATAACGACCACGGACGGGAGCTGCGGCTCTTGCAGCTTTGCTACGCTCTGTTCGGGGATATCATGAGCAAGACAGGAGGTACAAAGTGTATAAAATCACAAGAGACGGGGCCAGCCTCGGCCTGACCGAGCGCCCCACCTATATTAAGCAGGCACCCAATGGGTGCCTTGTTTTATGCCCGGAAAGCGAGGCCGTCGGCATAGTCTGGGAGGGGACGCCCCTCCATCTGCTGGGCCGGGATGAGCTGGAGGGCGCCGAAACCGTCATGCTGGAGGAAATGGACAGCGGCCCGGACCTTTTCATAGCCACTGACGCTCTTTCCGACATTGACGCCATGAACATAGACCATGAGTACCGGCTGACCCTGGTGAGCTTGGGGCTGGCCGCGGCTGATGAGAATAACTAAAGAGGGGAGGGAAAAAGAATGTTGTATAGGACCTTGAAGCGCATGATCGAGCGCGGCCAGCTTGACGGGATGGACAGCAAGCTGGATATCTTCTTCGCCGCCAACAGGCTGACCCAGGCGGAATACCTGGAACTGACGGCCATGCTGGGCAGGCTGCGGGGAGATGAGCAGACTGATGTATAAACGGTACATCACACGCAGGCGTGCTCGGTTCCAAAGCCTGAATGGGGTGGTGAATCTCCCCTGGGGCACGGCGGCCGAGAAGCGGGACGGTTTTCTCTGGCGCGGCGACAAGCTGCTGTGTGCGGCCAGCGCCCAAAACACAAAGGATTTCTTTGTGCAGGATGATGACGGGCAGGGTGAAACGCGGGGGCGGCTGGTAACGGCTATCCTTGCCTGTCTCGACCCGCAGGAGGCCCGGCAAGGGGCCTCCAACGCAAGGTGGGAGAAGATATGGGCCGACCGCAGATGCAGGGCCTACAAGCGCCCTGACCTGGAAGAACACTGGATATGGACAGAGGACTTCTACAACGCGCCCATCGGGGATCTGCAGCACATTGCAGACTTGGTGGGCGCGAAAATTTAACAAAGGCTGTGGCCGGAGCACGGTGTGTGCTCCGGCTTTTCCTTTTGCGCGCGGAAGGAGGTGAGATCATGAACGAATGGGGTGTAGTCGGCGTGCTGATTGCCGTTGTGGGCCTGATCGTGACCGTGGCTGGGCCCATGATAAAAGTCAGCTCCAACCTGACGAAAATTTCCACCATTTTAGACAGCGTCACTGATCGGCTGAACAAGCTGGAGGTGGCCGACAAGGATTTTCAGGAATCCACACGCCAAGCCCGGGCGCGGCTCCATGAGCGCATTGATGCCGTAGATGGTAAGGTGAACGACCACGAGGTGCGGATCACCACTCTGGAAAGCGCGAATCGGAATTAGACAAGGAGGTTTTTTCTATGAGCAACAGCCCACTCAGCTGTATGCGGCTGATAAGCCCCAACCGCAACAGCCCCAGAAATCACGATACTGACACGCTCACGCCCCACTGTGCGGTTGGGCAGATGAGCGTAGAGGCTTTATGCAATGAGTTCAGCCGGACGTCCAAAGGCGCAAGCTGCAACTATGGCATCGGTTGCGATGGCCGCAGCGGCGTCGTAGTGGATGAGTGCGACCGCTCCTGGTGCTCTTCCAGCCCCAGCAACGACAACCGGGCCATCACCATCGAGTGCGCCAGTGACGCGTTCTATCCCTACGCCGTCAACGCCAACGTCTGGAAATCTCTGGTGGAATTGTGTGCGGACATCTGCAAAAGACACGGCAAAAACAAGGTGCTCTGGTTGGGGAGCAAAGAGGCTACCCTGGCCTACTCGCCCAAAGCAAACGAAATGGTGCTCAGCGCCCATCGCTGGTTTGACAACAAATCCTGTCCTGGCGATTACCTTTATAGCCGGTACGGCCAGCTGGCAAAGGAAGTCAACCAAAAACTCAGCGGCGCTCCCGCCGAGCCTTTCAAGGCGTACCAGGGCCAGGTAAATGCCGATGACGGCCTGAACTGCCGCACGGCCCCTGTGAGCGGCGCAGTCCTCAAGACCTATCCTGACGGTACGGTGCTGACCATCACCAAAGAGGATGGGAATTGGGGCTACTGCGGCGAGGGCTGGGTGTGCCTGGACTACATCAACAAAATCGCGTCGGCCAAAGACCCGGCGGCTAAGGAGGAAACGATTATGGACGGCAAGACTTTCAAGAAAATGTACGATGAAATCAATCCCACCTACAACACGCTGGAGGAAGTGCCCAGTTACTGGAGAGCCGATATCAAGGAACTGGTGGACAAGGGCGTTATTGCCGGCACTGGCGGCGGCAAGCTGGGCCTCACCAAGTCCGATTGCAAGGCCGCTGTGATTGCCAAGCGCATCCGGGAGAAGTTGTAATGGCCGCGCACATGAAGGAGCAGACTGTCAAGGTGAAAACCCGTCCCGACTACTCCAAGCAGCTGATTACCGACATCCGCTGGCTGCTGTGGGCCGTAACGATTGGCGGCCTGCTGCTGGCAGCGTACTGCATCCATAACGGCTATGTGGGGTCGCTGCCCTGGCTCTCGGCGATGGTGGGTTTGCCCTGGACGGCTCACGGGGTGGTGTGTTCATTCTACCTGAACATGGCCAAGTCCGACCATAAGGAGGGCGGTATCACCTTTGAGAGCGCAAAAGCGAATAGCTTCGTAGCTGACGAAACCAATACTGAGGGCCCGATGGGCTAGGAGGAATCTGTATGAATGAATTTCTGACAACCCTGCTGCAGGCTGTCCTGGTGGCCGCCGTGCCCGTGTGCGCGGCGTTCATCGGTAAGGGGCTCAAGGCTCTGGCCGGATACCTGGGCCAGAAGTCCGAGAACGAGACGGCAAAGAAGTATCTGGCCGCTGCGGCTGACGCGGTGGCCACCGCCGTGACGTACACCAGCCAGGTGTATGTAGACAAGCTGAAGGAGACCGGCCAGTTCACCAAAGAGAACCAGCGGGAGGCCTTGGGGATTGCGGTGGCTCAGGCGAAGAACCTGCTGACTGCCGAAGCCGCGGCCTTTCTCGAGAACGCCTACGGCGACTTGAATGAGTACCTCAAGAGCCGGATTGAGGCGGAGGTGCGGAATCAGAAGATGGGCGTGGGCACTTTGACGTTTAGCGCATAAGGACATACGGAAGCCCCCGGCTTTCCCGGGCCGATGTTTCGGCTGGGAGGGTCGGGGGCTTTTTGTTTTAGCCGTTCTCTTCTTGACGGTCCTTTGCTTTTTCTTCTGAGGAATTGCCTTTGTCGTCTTTCGAGAAAGTCTTGGGCAAAATTTCCTCATACGGATTAAAGAATTCTGCTGCCGTAGACCACATCGAAAGCCCTCCTTTCAGGTGCAGAATACCTCTACACGTATTTTAGTATAACCGAAAAGATGTGAAATGTCAAGTTCTATACAGACTTTCCGTGATGAGTAGTTTCTCCTGCTTGCTCAGCTTTTCTGGTGGCAGAAACAACCTGCTTTTGAGCCTTTTTCCGTGCTCTATCATTCTTTTTTCTGTACTTTAGCAATCGTTTCTTCCAAATATTGAACAACCAAATCAAATTAGTGTAATATTTATCTTCCCCATTAATGTTATGTGCACAGATGCAGCGGTATAACATCTGTACTTCGGATAAAAAAACTTGATGTAAGGATTGATAAATCAGTTTCTCGTCTGCAACTTTATATCGGCATTGCATTGAAAACCACTCAAGATCATTCAATAATAGATTGACTTCTCTATCAAAGTCCCGTTGCAAAAGCATTGCATTTAAGTTTTCAGGAGACTTGCCTACACTGTTTTCTTCGACGCGCATATCTACATACATTTTGCGCTCATCTTCAGAACTAGCAAATATAATCTTGTTTATCCTCAAAGACGTGGGTGAAATTTTTTCAGTTTCTTCGATTGCTAACTGTTTTTTAGCCTCAGAAATTAGTCTATCCATTTCCTTTTTTGAGAATGATGTAATCTTGTCCAAAGGAAAGGCAACCTTATTAGTTTCAGCATACTTATTTGCCACATAAACGGAAGAAGTATAAGATGCTCTGGGAATGATGCTCTCAGCATAGTATTGCGCCAATTTACAGGCTGATGCCTTTTTTGATTGCCGGCGTTGATGCACATACGCACAAAAAGCGATAATAGCCGATAAGCCAGCAATAAGCATAGTAATAAACTCAAATGGAGATGCAGAAACCAATTTGCAAAAGGATTCCCAGCATGATGGTGAGACATTATTCAAAATAGTTAGCACATCCTCCACCTCCGTTTTTTTGTCATTATAGCACGAATTCGTGTGTGTGTCTACACAAACGGCTTGTTTTTTTACGCAAATAATTGATAGGAATAACGCATGGGAGCGGCCCATGAGTTGGCTGCCAACTCGACCGCTCCATGCCTTTACTCTTGCTCCTCCTGGTATCGGTGTATATTCCCCAGGATGTGCTCCTGTTCCTCTTGGCTCAGGCCCAGCCCCTCCAGGGCCTCGCGGGTGCCGCAGTCCGGGCAGATCAGCCGGGTGTTGTCCCGTGAGATCGCCGGGGCGCCCCGGTAGGGCTTGCCGCATTTGGGGCAGACCATCAGCTGGTACAGATTATCCCTCGTTTCTTTCAAGCGCCATCACCTCCCTCGTGTATGCCCTGGCCCCCAGCAGCGCCTCGGGGTCAAAGCCAAAGTCCCGGTAGCCCACCTCGCAGGTGTCCATGTACCGGGTGGTGGGCAGGCCCGCCGGATGCCCGTCGTTCATGAGATAGACAAAAGCCTCCACTTGCCGCTCCTGCGCCGTTTTAAGGCCGGTATAAGTAATAGGTAGGGTTTCTTTACGGTAGAACACAGGAAAGCCCTCATAGCGGTCCAGGGCCGCTTCGTCGGCCTTTGTAACGGCCCACACGGCCACAGGCACGGAATAGCCGGGAGCCGGTTCAATGGTGAGATAGTTCCCGGTTCCGCTCCCCCGGAAAATCAGCCGCCAGCTCTCCAGCTGGACAGTGCCCACAGGCTGGGCATTGGGGCAGCGGTACCCCATCTGCTCCCGGTTCAGATTGCTTCCATAAGCAAGGTAGTATTTTTTCATGATTCAACATTCCTTTCAGGTTTATTATAACATAGTTCTCCTACCACCGAAAGCCCGCTCTTTGGCGGGTTCTCGGTATGGGCATAGCAGTTAACTGCATTAACTGCACCTAAGTCCTTCAAGCTGCAGGGCGGCTGGTGTGCCGGAAAGCGGTATCGCCGCTCAAGCGCCGGGTGAGGATTTCCCGGGCCGTTTTGAACTCCTCCCCGATGAAGCCCAGGCGGAGCAGCCATGTCCGCATTGCGTACCGGGGATTCTCGTTCTGCTGGGGCCGGGGACTGGCGCTTTTAGCGACCTTTGCCATCTGGCTCAGGGCCAGGCACAGCTGGATGTAGGTCTTCAGCTGGCCTGCGTGGATCCCACCCTTGCGGCCCTCGCCGGGGTTGTCGAACTGGAAAAGCCGGAATTCAACGGTGCCGTGGGTGAAGGTGGCGTGGAAGTTCAGCATATGGTAGCGGCTGGAATTGTAGTGGTGGGTGCGGCCATAATCGGCGTTCTGGCTTTTATACCACACATCGGACAGAGCCGCCATCGTGCTGGGCTTTTCCCGGTTCAGCCGCTCCAGGAAGCGGGGGTCAACGGTTTTGCAGTAGGTGCCCATTCGATTCTGGTCGAGATTCAGGGCGCTGGCCAGCAGGCTCTCGTGGCTGGCCATGAGGTTTGCCAGGTTCCGCAGGGAAGCGGGTGTGTGGCCGTTGGCTCCGATGTGAATATGTACCCCGCAGCCGTGGGCCGGGTTGCTGATGGCCCCGGCGTGACGGAGCTGGCGGGCGATTTCCTGCAGGTCCTCCAGGTCATCGTAAGTAAGGATCGGAGTGCCAAGTTCGGCCTTTTTGATATCGGAGCTGGCATGGATGCTTACGTCCCGGGTGATTTTCCAGGTCCGGCCCTGCCGGTCCTGGCAGCTCCAGGAATCATAGCTGCCGCCATCGTGCCGGACAGTGCGCTCGGTACCGAAATATTTTGCTACCACCTTTGCGGCCTGCTGGCGGGTGATTTCCGCCATTTCGATTTCCACGCCGATGGTTTGTTTCTTCATGTCCTCGACCATTTTAGCAAGTTTCGCGTTCATTTTGTTTACCTCCGTGGTTTGATTGTGTCTGTATATTACCATGCAATCGCCGTAATTACAAGAGGCTAAGGCGCACAAACTTTCGCTTTGATACCTGGTGCATATGCCGGCTTGACAAAACCACGCATTTGAGGGATAATAGAGTAAAATGGAGAAGGAGGCGCTTATAATGAGGCGTATGACTTATAGCGAGGACATGACTCCAATGGACAAGCTCTGTGTGGAGAAGGGCATCACCCGGCGGGAACTGGCCCGGCAGAGCGGGGTGCCGATCCGCACCATAGAGGGCTGGGCCAAGAGGACGCGCACCAGCCCAAATGTCTACCAGCTGTATAAGGTGGCGCAGGTGCTGGGGTGCCACATTGAGGACTTGCTGGAGCTGGACAGGATAGCGCAAGGGGAAAGCGGCAGGGCATAGCAAAGGGGCGGAAAGTTATTCCGCCCCTTTTGTGTATTTCTTTAGGCTGTCATGTAGTCGTACAGTTTGGCTTTCAGAACAATCAACTGGGCCTCTGCCGTTTCGGCCCGGGCCTTGTACTCGGCAAGCTCATCTGCCAGCTGGCCGACCTGCACCGTGCGCTGGGCCAGCTGCTCCCCCAGCTCCTGGGCGTGGTCCACCGGGTTTCCGGAGAAGTCGTTGTCGATGTTCTCTTCGGCGATATCGAACACGCCGCGGAAAGCGGTGGCGATGTAGCTATTCGGCCCCAGGTCGGCCACCAGGGCCTTGATCTGCTGCAGGGCCTCACGCTCCTGGTCTTTGGTGGTCATTGCGGGCTCGGCTGTGCTTTCAGTTTCAATGCACAT